GGCCCCCCCCCCCGGGGCGGGGGGGGCGCGGGGGGTCACCGACCCCCGGGCCCCACCGCCCACCAAGCCCGCCGCTCCTGCCGAAAGAAGGCACCACGTTGAGCATCGATGCCATGCACTGGGTGTGGAACCACTCCCAGTCGAAGGGGACCGCGAGGCACTGCCTGCTCGCGCTCGCCGACAAGGCGCAGGGCGCCGACTGCATGGCCGCGATGGGCATGACCGAGTTCATGCAGCGAGCCAATGCTTCTCGCTCAGCAGTCCTGCGCAGTCTTGATCAGCTCCTGAAGTCGGGGGAGCTGAAGATCGAAGAGGAGGCGCGCGGCAGCCGGCCAGCTCTCTACGAACTGCCCCTCGCAGTCGACTATGTCCGCCCCAAGCCGGGCGTTAGGGGTAGCAAAAAGACACCGGTAGACGAACCCGAGGGGTATCAAAACGCTACCCCTAAGGACGCGCAGGGGTGTCAAAACGCTACCCAGCACGAAAGTGCTAACGGTAGCGATTCGCTACCGGAGGGGTGTCAAAACGACACCCCTAGGGGTAGCAAAACGCTACCCCTCTACCAAACCAGCTCTACCAAGAGTGGTAGAGCGATCGACGCGGACGCCGAACAGGCGCGGCCAGACGACGGGATCCCCGACTTCGCCCGGCCCCTCGTCGACTCCTGCACCGTCGCCGGCGTAGCCGTCCGCTGGCCGTTCAACTCCGGCGAGTGGATCCAGGTCCACGCGGCAATCAAGAAGTCCGGCGTCCAGGCCCTCGCCGCCTACGCCCTCAAGACGTGGCAGAAGCAGCGCGGCGACATCGACTCCGCCCGGTTCTTCCTCCGCAACTGGACGACCCTCGCGCCACTCCCGTCGGCCGACGCCGAGAGGCCGCAACTGCGCGCCGTCTCCGGCGGCTGGCAGCCCTACACAAACCCGACCGACCACTCCGTGTACGAGAACGGATTCAAATGAGCGAGCCCACCCCCATCGGTAGCGGAGACCTCGACCCCCGCTTCGCCCGCATCCTCGCCGAACGCGGCATCAGCCCTGTGTCCGAGGACGACATCGAGGGCTACAGCCCGGACGAGCCCGGACACCCCGCGTTCCACCAGCGCCAGCGCGCCGCTGCTGGCCTTGCCCGATGGGCCACTGCCACCCCGCCGCGATACCAGCGGGCCACGGTCAGCGACGAGCGCATCCTGAGCTGGGTCGCCGACGTCATCGCTGATCCCGACGGCGCCAACTCGATCCTGATCACCGGAACCACCGGCACCGGCAAGACCCACCAGGCCTATGGGGCATTGCGGCTGGTCGCCGAGGCCGGACTCCGGAACTTCCAGATGATGGCCACGAACTCCGCCGACATGTACGGCGCGCTGAGGCCCACCGGGGCCGCTGGGGCATCCGAGCACTGGCTCCGGAAGCTCTGCGAGATCCCGCTCCTGCTGCTCGACGACCTCGGGTCGGCCAAGGCCAGCGAGTGGACCGAGGAGGTTACTTACCGGCTGATCAACCACCGGTACAACCACTGCCTGCCGACGATCTTCACGAGCAACCTGCCGCCCCGCGGCGAGAACGGGGCCGCCGATCTCGGGAGCGCCCTTGGCGAGCGGATCGTGTCCCGGCTGGCCGAGATGACCACCGTGGTCGCGATGGTCGGCACCGACCGCCGCAGGAGCGCCTGATGGGCGCCCCGATGCCGCACGCGCTGCGGTCCGTCGTCCGGGCCCACCAGCACGAGGCCTGCCGGGTGCCGTGCGACCACTGCGGCGCCCACCAGTGGCAGCCCTGCACGACGCCGTCGAAGCGCCACCGCCTGGAGATCCCGCACGCCTCCCGGATCACAGCCGCCGCCACGGTCGTCGCCACCCCGGGCGTCGTGTCGCTCGCCGAGTACCGCGAAGCGAAGGAGGCCGGCGATGCCGCGCAGGCTCGGTGAGATCCCGGACGGCTACTACGCCGTCCCGGACCCGGACCACCCGGGGACGATCACGTACTGGCGGATGCACCGGCACCCGAAGCGCGGCCGCGTCCTGGACCCGTGGCCGGCCAAGAAGGTCTACGGGCCGACGGTGCGCCGCAGCGACGTGCCGAAGCGGATGCCCGAGCGCGGGGCGTTCCTGGACGCGTACTGGTCCCGACTGGGGTCGTGGCGCTGGAAGATCCGCAAGGCGATCATGCGGAACCCCGAGGCGGCCCGGCTGCGGTTCGCGGAGTTCTCCACACGCTGTGGGTACTGCGCCCGGCGGCTGACCGACGAACGGTCCAAGGTTCTCGGACTGGGCCCGGAGTGCCGCCGCGGCCAGGACGAAGCCGCCGTCGCCGCCAGGAACACCCCGCTGATCGGCGAGGCCCACGCCCGGCAGCTCCACCAAGCCGGTACCCGGTGATCCCCGCTGCGGCCCGGGCGGTCCTGCTGGCCGAACTCGAAGAACTCCTCCCGCCAAACGTCACCCCCGAACGAATCGTCACGGGCGTGGTCCGGGCCCTGGAACGCGAAGGGTGGCAGATAGAGCCCCAGCGGGCCGCCACGGCCGCCGCAGCGCATCGCCGGACCCGGACAGCACCCACACCCGCCACAGGCCCCACAGCAGCCGCCTGAGCCGATCGGAGGAGCCATGCCAGTCGTCACCCCCTGCCGGGGCCACGCGATCCTCTTCTTCACCCCGGACCACGAGCGCATCGGGGGCGCCCGATACAACTACCGGGTCGACCGGGCCCGCGAGCTCTGCTACGACTGCCCTCGCATGCTGGCCTGCCGCGACGAAGGCCGCACACTGCGCGCCGAAGGTGTCTGGGGTGCCGAAGACGACCTCGAACGTGCCACCGCCCTCGGCCTGCCGCCCCAGAAGATCACACGACCTCCGGCCCAGCCGGGCCCGGACTGCGGTGACCCCGGTGGCGCCGCACGGCACCGCCGCAACAACGAGAAGCCCTGCACCCGCTGCCTCGCCACCGAAAGCGCGGCCGCGAGGGACCGTCAGCACCGGTACGAGCTCAGGATGCCCGGCCGCGGCCCCGAGATCCTGCTGCTGATGGAGGAAGGACTCCGGGGCCCCCAGATCGCGGCACGCACCCACCTCTCGCTCAAGACGATCCACAGGTACCAGCGCTCGATGCGCCTGATCCTCGGCACGAAGAGCGCCGGCTTGGTCGTCGCGGCCCGTGCGGCCGGGATCATCCCGCCGCTGGCCGTCGTGGAGCTGCCCGAGCAGGAGCTCGCGGCGTGAGCGCCACCGAGTGGATCTGGGTCGTGGCCGGTGCCGTCGCGGTGGCAATCGTGCTGGCCCCAGTCGCCTGGTTCCTGCGGGAGGTGCACCGCGAGGGCATGTGGGAGCGGTTCCTGAAAGACCACTCCGAGTTCGACGAGAGGAACAACCCATGACCAGGACCGTGCGATTGACCGAGGCCGAACTCCTGCACCTGGTCGACCAAGCCGAGGCCGGCACCCTGCCCGCCGTCGAAGCGGTAGTGATGCGCGAGGGGATCAGTCAACTGGCTGCTGCCGCCCGGTCCGCTGGCGGATCGGTGGCAGGCATGCAGACCGCCCTCGACAGAGCCAGGCGCGACCTCAGGCTCGCCGAGGACGAACTGGCCACCTACCGGGCGCCCGCAGTCGTCCAGCCGCGCGCCCGCGGCCCCATGGACGTCCAGTGCCCCCGCTGCCACGTGGCGCCGTACAAGCGCTGCGTCGAGGCCTACGGGCGTCCCGCCCGCAAACCCCACCAGGACCGCGTCCGAGCGGCCGCCATCACCGACATGGAGGAATCCCCGTCATGACACGCAGGATCACCGGACCCGCCCGCGAAGCCCTCATCGACGACATCCTGCGCATGTACACCGAGCGCCGACTCCCGATCCGGGCCATCTGCCAGACCACCGGCATGTCCTACGGATTCGTGCACCGGGTCCTCGAGCGCGGCGGCGTCACATTCCGCGAGCGCGGCGGCGACCACGGACCCTTCGCCCGGACGCGCACCTGATGGCCGCCTGCCCGTTCTGCGAGATCGCCGCCGGGCGCGCCCCCGCGACGTTCGTCTACACCTGGCCGGACGCGCTCGCGTTCATCCCGCACAACCCCGTGACGGAGGGCCACACGCTGGTCATCCCGCGCGTGCACGTCGCCGACTTCGCCACCGACCCCGAGGTCTCCGCCGCGACCATGCGCCGAGCCGCCGAGGCCGCGAGCGGGATCCGGCCGGACGGACCGATGAACCTCATCACGTCGTGGGGTGCCGCGGCCACACAGTCCGTGTTCCACCTCCACCTGCACCTCGTACCGCGGGCGGAAAACGACGGGCTCGCACTGCCCTGGTACAGCGGCCGCGGCAAGAGGACGGCCACCAGCTGCGGCACCACCGTCTATGGCCTCGGCGCCCACGACCGAACCAAGCGCTTCACCTGCACGCTGCCAGCCGGGCACGCCGACTCATGGCACAGGGCCGAATGCGGCACCCGCTGGCAGCCCAACCCCGAAGGGCAGGCCGCCGGTGCGTGACTCCGACCTGCGCCGTGCCCGCAACGGGCGCACGCCCGGCCCGGCACCCGACCGGCACCCGCCAGCCACGGACGCCAAGCCTCGGGCCGCCACGTGGTGCGACTTCACCGACCTGGCCGCCGACAGCTGTCACCACTGCAAGGAGACCACCATGGAACTCGAAGCCCAGCTCACCGCCACCTACCGCGAACGCGCCCACCTGGCCGCCTTCCTCACCGTGCTCTACCCGTCCGTGATCGTCATCGATGGCGACCCGAGCGCCCCCGGCTGGGCACTCGTCTACGTCGACTCCCCGGCCGGCCAGCTCTCCTGGCACCTGTCCGGCGACGACCTCGACCTGTTCCCCCACGTCCAGCGCGTCGCTTCGAACGAGGTGACGTGGGACGGCCATACGACGGAGGAGAAGTACGAGCGCATCCGCAGCCTGACCGCCGCGCTTGCCAGCTTCGGGGCGTCGAACCGATGACCCAGATCACCACCGAGATCCTGCCGCTTCCCGACCCGGGCGCGATTCGTGTCTGCACCGCCTCGACGGCGTGCCCGACGACGCTGCTCGACCAGGACGACAAGCACGCCCAGTGGCTGCTCGCCGACCACGAGCACCTCGTCCACGGGATCCCGCTGCCCAAGGCGGGGCGTCGTGGCTGACCCGGCCGCTACATCGGCCCCTGCCAAATGCAATGCGTGGAGCAATGCGCTGTCCCCGAAGGCGTCGTCATCGCGCTGGTCCCGGCGACGGACAAGGCCTTCAGCGACGTCGTGCGCTGCCCCAACGACGGCTGCGGGGAGACCTTCCTCGTGCTCTCCAACTGGGAGACCGAGCTGTGACCCGCGAACACTCGCCGCGCCCGGGCGTCACCTGGGAGCGACAGCCCCGCCAAGTCGAGCAGGTCGAGGACGCCGAGCCCGCAGGCAAGCCGCTCGCCCTAGGCCCGAACCGTGCCACCCGTCGCGCGCTCGCCCGCGAAGCACGCCGCCAGAACCACTGACCCGCCGCACCATCCCGAGGAGTCGCCGTGCTCGACCAGCCCGCCACCGACCGCCTGCGCCGCGACCTCCAGCAGGCCCCGCTGCTCTACCTGTACGCGCACCTGGCGCTGCAGCCCGGCGCCCAGGCCCGCGGCGGCCGCGTTTCGGGCGGCACCCGCACCGCACCGCTGCCGTGCCCCGTCGCCCTGCTGTCCCACCTCGCCCCCGGTGCGATCGACTCCGACGACGACGCCCAGCCCCACGACTGGCCAATCCTGTCTGTCCTCGACGCCTGGGCCCGCAAGGTCAACCGCCACCAGCGCGACGGCCGCCCCCAACTCCACGTCGACGACCTCACCCACTACCTCCTCCGCCACCTCCGCTGGTCCGCCCTCCAGCCCTGGTCCGGCGAGTACGCCCTGCAAGTCGACGACGCCATGGGCCCGCTCTACGCCCTCGCACCCACCACCCGCCGCGTCCAGCGCGACCTCGCCGTCCCGTGCCAGCGCTGCCACCGCGCCGGACTGCAGGAGGTCGAAGGAAGCGACCGGATCTCCTGCACGAACCCCGCATGCCGGGCCACCTACAGCGGCGACGAGATCGACCACCTCGCCACCGTCATGGGCAACGCCGTGCTGGCCGCGGCATGAGCGGACATGGCGAAGGCCGCCCGGACGGGGGGACCGGGCGGCCCTCGGTGGGAGAACGAGCAGGCGGACGTCAGGGTTTCGCCGGGGTTCGTTTCTTCGGCCCCGGGGCCGCGGGCTGGATGCCGTGCTCACGTGCGATGCCGCGGACGTAGGCAGCGGTGAACGGTGACCTCGCAGTGACGTCTGTCGGCCGCAGCCCGGCCCGCAGCGCGTCGACCACGGCGGCAATCGCCGCCTGGCGGGCGTCCTCGTGGGCGGCCTGGGTTCGTAGGTAGCGCTTGGTGGCAGCGTCGAGCGCTTCAGCTTCAGTCATGCGCAACAGAGTATCGCAATGGCCTTGCGATCAACAGGACTCATGGCTAATGTAAAGCGCAACAGGAAAGCGCAACAGGAAAGCGGCCCCGCCGCCTGAGATGGAGCCCCTGATGTCCCAGCGCGACCCGGCCCACCTGATCCGCCACTACGCCGACAGCACCGACCCCGACCAGCGCACCTCGATGGCCGACGCCCGCATCGCGTTCTGCCTCGCCCGGGGTGTCGCCATGGACGACATCGATCCCGCGTCCGGCTACGACTACTCCCGCCGGGCCTACGACAGCTGCCGCCACTCCTGGGTCTGGAACATCAAGGTCCACGGCTTCAGCACCGCCTACGAAGGCGTCGGCCTCAAGCGAGCCATCGCGAACTGGACGGCGCACCGCCCCGACTTCATCGCCGGAGACGACTGGCTTGCCGACGCCGAGAAAGCCCACCTCGCGTACTGGGAGCAGGCCGGGCACCCCTGCAACCGGCCGTCCTGCGACCTCCACGCCACCTGACCACCACCCCGCCCCGCTGACGCCACCACCAAGGAGCCACACCATGACCGACGTCGACGACTACTACGAGGACGAGGGCCCCGCGCAGGAGGAGCCCAACTGCATGTCCTGCAACGACTCCGGGTGCCCCGACTGCGGCCAGGTGAACCCGGACGACCCCGAGCACCTGCGCGCGGTTGCGATCCGAATCCTGCAGTCCCGCATGCCGGTGGTCCCGCGCGGCGTCGAGGACGACGACCCGCAGTTCATCCACCTGCACGCCGCAGCGGTCGCCACGATCCGCGAACTCGTCGCCACAGCGGTGATCGAGACCGACATCCGCTGGTACCCGCAGGCCGAGCAGGGCGATCCGTGGGCACCCGCTCCGGCCGGCCCGACCCGCATCTCTCCCGACGCTGGCAACCCGCACGCCTGCAACTGCAACGGGGCTTGGCACGCCATGCAGGACCACTGCGTCACCTGGCCCTGCCCCGGCTGCGACCACCTCTGCCCACCCGAGCCCGGCACCGAAAACGCCTGAGACCGCCCACCCCGACCGCCACCAGGAGCCCGCCGTGACCACCGCCTACCGCCACGACAGCACTGCCCTGACGTTCGTTGACCTGTTCTGCGGTGCGGGCGGGTCCTCGACCGGCCTGGTCGCCGCCGGCTACCAGCTCAAGCTGGCAGCCAACCACTGGGCCCGCGCCGTCGAGACCCATGCCGCGAACCACCCCGAGGCCGAGCACCTGTGCGAGGACATCAACAAGTACGACATGCGCCGCCTGCCCGGCGCCGACGTGCTCTGGGCGTCCCCGATCTGCACCGAGATCTCACCGGCCGGCGGCCGGAAGCGCACCACCAAGCCGATCCACGGGCAGGCCGCGTTCGACATGGAGGACTACGGGCCCGTCGCGTCCGCCGCATGGGAGCGCACCAGGGCCACCGCCTATGACGTCATCCGGGCGACCGAGGTCCACCGGTACCGCGCGGTGCTGTGCGAGAACGTCGTCGAGTTCGCCGTCGACTGGGAGCTGTTCGACTGGTGGCGCTCCGGCATGGAGATCCTCGGCTACAACTCGCAGGTCGTGTCGGTGTCCTCGGCGCACATCGGGGATGTTCCGGCGCCGCAGTGGAGAGACAGGATCTACCTGGTCTTCACCGCGAAGGGCATCCCGCTCCCCGACCTCAAACCCCGGCCCCCGGCGTGGTGCCAGGCCTGCGACCAGGACGTGCGCGCGGTCCAGTCGTGGCGCAACGGGCGCACGATCGGGAAGTACAAGGAGCAGTACGACTACCGCTGCCCCAACGACCGTTGCAGGCACGCCCTGGTCGAGCCGTACATCCGCCCCGCCTCCTCGATCATCGACTGGTCGAACCTCGGCGTGCGGATCGCCGACAGGGCCTCCGTCGGCAAGCGCCCGCTCGCCGCGAACACGGTCCGCCGGATCCAGTCCGGCCTGGACATGCTCGGCAAGCGCCGCATGATCCTGACGGTCAACCACTCCGGCCACGACGGCCGGGCGTTCCCCGCCGACGGCGGACCGCTGCCCACCCGCACCGCGAAGATCGGCGACGCGCTGCTCGTCCCGGCCGGCGGCACCTGGAACACCACCCCGACCACCACCGCCGAACCCATGCGGACCCGGCTGGCGAACCCGAAGGGCTTCGAGGCCCTGTGCACTCCACCCGACGCCCAGGACGCGTTCGTCGTCGAGTACCGCAACCACCAGACCAGCCAGCCCGTCACCAAGCCGTTGGCGACGATCTCCGCCGGAGGCAACCACCACGGCCTGGTCATCCCCTACCGCAACGCGCTGACCAAGACCACCAACGAGCCGCTGCACACCCTGTCGACCATCGACTCCGCCGGCCTGGTCCCCAACCCCGTCCCGGACATCAGCATCGAGGACTGCCGCTACCGCATGGTTCAACCGCGTGAGCAGCTCCTCGCGCAGCGCTTCCCCGACGAGTACATCGTCCTCGGCAACAAGGGCGAGCAGACCATGCAGGCCGGGAACGCGGTGTCCTGCAACGTCGCCCAGTGGGTTGGCGAACGCGTCATGGCCGTCCTCAACTAGCCACCTCTCCTTGGAGCCCAGCATGCCCCCTGACCTTCCCGCCCTGGCGGCCCGCGATCTGCTGAATGAGCTGATGCGCCCGACCGAATGGGTCAGCGGCTGTGTCGGCCTGGACGAGCCCGACGCGCAGAGGCTGATCGACGCGCATGCCGCCCTGGTCCGTGCCGCCGCGCTCACCGAGGCCGAGGAGGCGATCCGGGCGCAGGTCGGTTCGCCGCTCGCGTCGGCCCTGTTCAGCAACGGGGTGGAGTTCGCCGCCGACCTCGTCCACGACCTCGCCACCACTGCCCCGACCAGCCAGGAAGGCTGACCCATGACCCCCGACGACATCCCGACCTCGGTCACCCAGCTGACGTACCGGACCGCGCAGGCCCTCGGCGATGCCGGGATCCCGGTCCTATCGCAGAACCAGACCGCGGTGCTCCTCGCGCACTACTGGCCCGCGATCGAGGCCCACTTCCGTGACCTGCTCGCCGACGAGATCGGTGCCACGTCGCAGCGCCTCCTCGACGACATTCCCGAGAGCAAGCGCAGCCCCCGGGACTGGGACCAGCACGAGGAGTGGTTGGAAGCCGCATCCTCAATCCGGCGCCCCACCGACCCCGCTGCTGTGGTGCCTGCCCGGACCGGCGGCGAGTGATGGACGAGTGTCGGCTGTGCGGCGCGGACCTGACCAAGGTCGCGGACATCGTCTGGAGTGATGGGCCGAACCGTGACCCGTTCTGCTCGCAGGACTGCCTGGACACCGCCGAGGCCGTCCGCCACAGCATCCCGTCCCGAACCGACCGGGCCTTCGAGCGGGACCACTCGCTCTGCGCCATCGACCCATGCAGCAACTGCGCCTGACCGCCCCCCATGGCCGGGGTCACCGCGACCCCGGCCGACCCGAAAGGACCCCCGTGACCGAACCCACCTACGACGGCAGCATCCCGCCGTCCGACGGCAAGGCCTACGCCTGGAACCACAAGACCGGCACCTGGCAGGAGCAGCCCGAGTTCTGGGTCCGCTTCGACCCTGCCGGGTGCGCGCAGTCCAGCGTCCACCTGGACGAGGTCGGCCGCGACGGCGACCAGGCCCACCGCCGGTTCGTGCCCCGTGCGGAGAAGCGCCGCCGGGAACTGCGGCAGGGCTGGACGATCCGCGCGGTCACCCAGACCGAGTTCAGCGCCGAGACCGCGCTGTGCTTCTACGGCAAGTGCAGCCACCACCCCGCCGACGTCGCCACCGTCGCCCGCAGCAAGGAGCAGCCCCGATGACCACTCACCGCCTCGACGTTCTCCGGCTCTACCAACTCCTCGACGGCCAGCGGCAGGACCGTGGCATGTCCTGGCGCGCACTGGCCCGGGAAGCAGGCTGTCCGGCATCGCTGTTCACGAAGATGCGGGCTGGTGGTGCGCCCAACGCCAATGCGCTGGTGACGCTGCTCGTGTGGCTCGACCCCGACGCGGACCTGCCGATCGCGCTGGCCGGCCAGGGTGGCCCCCAGTGACTGCCCTGCCGCCGAGCCCGCGCCCGTGCGCATCGTGCCCGTACCGGCGTGATGTGCCGTCCGGGGTCTGGGCTGCCGAGGAGTACGCCAAACTCCGCGCCTACGACGAGCCGACGTTCAGCCAGCCGACCGCGGTGTTCCTGTGCCACCAGCACGACCGGGCCGACCAGGCTGCGCGGATCTGCGGCGGGTGGGCTGGGTGCCACGACGGCGACGAACTGCTGGCGCTGCGCGTCGGGGTGTCGGCGGGCGAGATCACGGTGGCCACGGCTGATGCGATCCGGGACTACGTCTCGCCGGTGCCGCTGTTCGGGTCGGGTGCTGAGGCTGCTGCGCACGGGCTGCGGGAGATCCACCGGCCTGGGGTGGCTGCCTGCACCGCGATGGACAAGATCACCCGCGTTCGCGCCGACATCACCAAGGAGACCGTCCGATGACCGCCGCTTGGCCCTACGACGCCCCGCAGGATGACCCGCTCACGGCACTCCGGATCCCCGTCACCAGTTCTCACCCGGACTGGTGTTACCTGACCGCGTTCGACGGCGACAGCACCCTACGCCCCACGGACGCCGAGGCTCTGATGCTGGCCTCGTTCAACAGCGAGTACATCGCCCACTGGTACCGCGACAGCTACAAGGCGAAGCTCGCCGAGCGCCCGTTCGACGTCGACGGCGGCGCGAACGGCGCGATCTTCCGCAAGTGGGCCGACGGTGACTGGGGTTACCGCAAGCGCACCTGGACCATGGGCCCGCTGTACGTGCCGCAGTCCCCGGTGTTCGCCGACCGCCAGTTGGGTCCGCTGACGCTGGAGCAGCTCATGGACCGCATCCACTGCCACGGCGACGACGAACCGTCCAAGCGCTGGGCCGACTGGAAGGCCGCGCACCCCGAGGTCTTCCCCACCGGACCCGAGGAGCCGTCCCGATGACCGATCCCGCCCCGGACCTCCGCGACCGCCTCGTGACCGCACTCAGCGACGTCCGGCTCCGTCTCGGCCCGAACGCCCTGGCCATGATCGGGCGCGGGGAGGCGATCCGGCTGTCCGGCAACGAGAAGGACGACATCGCCGACGCGATGCTCGGCATCTTCCAGCCGGAGCTGGCCGCCCGGGACTCTGAGATCGGCACCTTGCGCGCCGAGGTCCAGGCCCACCTGAACCAGCCCGTCCTGCGCCACTGCATCTACCCGGCATGCCTGCGGGAGTTCGACATGTCCGCCAGCGCCGAGGGCCGCACCACTCGGCCGACCTGGTCCAGCAAGGGCTGGTTGCAGGTCAACGCAGCCAGCGGCTACGTCTGCCCCGACCATGCCGAGACCGTTCGGGAGCACACGCCCCGCTGGCTGGCCACGGGCAAGGACCTGGTCTGCGCCTGCGGGTGGGAGTCAACGGAGGTCCGCTGGCGCGGGTACGGCATCGAGGCGTGGAAGGACCACCTGCTCTGGGGCGACGCGATCGCCGCCCTGTGCGTACCGAATCTGCTGGCCGCTGTCGGCGTCTGCGGTGATCAGCTCGCCGACTGGACCTGCACCCTCATCCCGGGCCCGCACCCGGACTGGCGGCACGGTGACGGCGAGCACTGGTGGACCCAGACCCGCTGCCCGAACGACTGCGGACAACCCAACATTGAGCACGCCTGCACGAAGGAGACCTGACCATGCCGATCGTCACCCGCCGCAAGAAGCCCATCGCGGTCGAGACCCTGGAGTGGACCGGCCTCAACGCCGAGGAGATGCGCGCCTTCTGCGGCGACGCGTTCGACTGGCGTCCGGAGTGGACCGCGAAGGTCTGGAACATGCAGGAAGGCTGCGCGATCGACCTGCGCGTCGGCCACCACGTGGTCAAGGGCCCGCTCGGCGAGCTGTACCCGCTGAGCCCGGCCGCCCTGGAGCTGACCTACGAGCCCGCCGAGGCCACCCCGTGACCGCCGCCGTGTGTGTCCTGCTGCTGGCCGCCAGCTGCCTGGCCGGGCCGCACCGCCTGCCTGCCCCGTCCCCGGACGACGACCCGGCGAGTGTGCTGCTCCTGCTGACCGAGAACGACGGGGCGTCCAGCCGGCCGCTGTTCTACCCGCTGGCCCCACCGCGGTGAGCGGCACCCAGGCCTACGACCCGCCAGGCGACTGCGAACCGTCCTGGGCACAGGAGCCGGACGAATGGTCCGAGCCCGACCCGGTCCGCATCGTCGACCTGCCCGACATCGACCACTACCAGGAGACCTGATGGACAGCACCGAGCACGCCGCCCGAGCAGAGAAGCTCGTCACCCGCACCAACGCCAGCCCCTACGACCTCCAGCGGGCCAGCATCCACGCCACGCTCGCCCTGCACGGCGTCATCGCCGAGATGACCCGGCAGTGCGACGACACCGCGCCCGAAGCGCCGCTGGCCCGGATGCTCAGCATCGCCCCGAGGACTTGACCATGAGCCAGCCCACCGCCCCGCCGCAGTCCGTCACCGAGATCCGCACCATGGCCCTGGCCATGTTCGCCGACGCCGTGCCGTGCTACTTCGAGACCATGGACCCCTCATGCGAGAAAGCCGCCGCCTGGGTGGCGTACTTCACCCACGAGGAGAACACGACCGACTGCGCGTTCGACATGGCATGGCCGCTCTGCGGTGAACACAAGAACGCGATCCTGCGAGTGGTCTCGCCGTTCTGGCGCATGTGGCTCCAGTCGGACCCGATGTTGTGCGAGCAGTGCCAGGCGCCGATCCGCCTCGACCGGTTCGACCCGATCAAGTGAGCCCCTGGTGGCTGCTGGCCGCCGCGGTTCTGGTGCTCTTCGAGGCCGGGGTGGCGTGGTGCTGTTGGCGGTGGTGCCGGCTACCGGCGGCGGGCAATCCACCGAGCGCGCAGCTGCCTAACGTCGCTCTATGCAATGGGGTCGCGCGTGATCGTGCAGCAAAAGTTGCGCCCAGGATGTAACTAATGCTGCACGGGTCGAGGATCCAGCTACGTAGCGTGAGAATTTACCGGCGGCGGGCGATCTGCTCGGCCCGGCTGCCGGTCATGTCGAGGACCGCGCCGACCTCGCGCCAGGAACGGCCGTCCTTGAGCTCCAGCACCGCGGCGGCGAGGACCCCGTCGACGGCGTCAGTGGCGGCGGCCCGGGCGTCGCGCGCGGCACGGAAGCGCTCGGCCGGGTCGGCGACGGTGTTCAGGTCGGCCACCAGGGCGAGGATCGCGGCGGGCGCGGGTTCGGTCATGGGCTCAGGGTAGGGCCGATTCCGGCAGGCTTCAAGCAATCGCTTGACACTGCGGCACGGCACCTTCAAGATTGGGCTTGAAGCAAGGACGTTGCAAATGCCACGGCACATGCAACGAGCCCGCCCGGCATCCCCAGAATCGAATATTCAGCGGGCCCCGGCCAGCGACGCCAATCGCGGACCGGGACCACTTGACCATTGGAGATACGACCTCCATGATCCGCCAGCACTTTAGCGCGCTCAGCCGCGCAAAGATCAACCCCGTCCCCGTCTACGAGACCACCATCGTCAACGGCATCGCCGAGGAAACCCTCGTCGGCCACCAGCCCGGCCCCAGGCCCCCGCAGGACACCCGCGCCGCAGTGAAGCTGGTCATGTTCCGCCTGGCCATCGGCTTCACCATCCTCGCCATGGCGCTCAGCATCGCCGCCATCGGGGAACTCTTCAGCCTCTTCGTGCCCGCCCTCGTCGCCTACGCCGTCGCCGCGGTCTTCGACGGGCTCTGGATTTACGCGCTCCTCGGGGAGTGGATGAGCCAGACCCACCCCAAGGCCCGTCGCGCCTCCCAGATCGCTGGCCTGTTCTTCATGGCCGCCAGCATGGGCGCGATCATCGTCACCGGCGTCCTGCACCACATGATCGCCGTCGGCATCGTCGCCGCCCTCGTGCCGCTCGGCGTCAAAGCCGCCTGGTGGCTGCGGCTGGAGACCACCACCCACCGCCTGCCGCGGGCCTACCAACTCCGGCTGGAGCGCGAACGCGACCAGGTCCACACCGCCCTCGCCCTGGAGATCGAGAACCGCGAACTCGACGCCGCCCGCGCGCTGACCGCCGAACTCCGAGCCCTGCGCGCCCCCGCCGACATCACCGTCGAGCAGCTCATGGCACCTGCCATCAGCCCAGTGGCAACTGCAACGCCGGACGCCACCGTGCCCGCCCTCGCACCCCGAATCAGCGACGAACAGGTCGAGCGGCTCCTCGCAGTCCTCCAGCGCCAGCCCGCCGGGGAAGCGCCCCATGCGGCAGATGCCACCCAGGACGAGGCAGATGCACTGCTGGACGACGGACCCCCGCTCGAACCGCCCACCCTCGCGTCGCTCCCCAAGGCCGAAGCCATCCGCATCGCCCTCGACAAGCGCCCCACCTACGAGCCCGCCGAGATCTCCAACCTGCTCGACGGCTACGGGGTCACCGTCACCGAGGCCTACGTCCGCCAGGTCCGCGACCGCGACACCAAGAAGGCCTGACCCATGACCTTCAAGGGCACCCTCGCCGTCGGCGTCGCGCTTCTCGCCATCTGGCTCTTTGTCCACGGCCAGACCTCCACCGCCGCACCCGTCCACCGGCCAGCCGTGCACGCCCCCGCGCACCGTCCGGCCGCGAAGCCGGTCAAGCGATGACCGGCCAGGACGCGCACGGCCTCACCCCCAGCCAGATCACCCGCGCCCTCGCCAACCTCGGCGACGACGAACCCACCGAGAGGGATCACCCCATGGGATTCAAGCGAGGCGACAGCGTCCGCGTCACCAGCGACAACTACAGCGAACCCGGCAGCCGATCCTTCATCGGCGCCACCGGCGAAGTAGCTGGCACCGTCGGCGAGATCGTCGCCGTCCGACTCCCCGGCGAGACCAGCTCGACCGGCTTCGGACCGGAAGAGCTCGAACACCGCTGAACCACCCAACCCCGGGCCGGGCAGCCACCACGGTGCCCGGCCCCGCCCCGGAGGTACCGCCATGCCCGCGCTCCGCCCCTCCACCTGGGTCATCGTCGGCCTGCTGCTCGTCCTCGCCTGGCAGACCCGGCACCTGCTCATGCCCGCCGCCAGCACCGCGATCCCCTGGGTGCTCGGCCAGCCCGCCGCGCTGCTCGTCCTGCTGCTCTGCGCCATCGCCTGGCGCGCCACCCACCCCACCGCCCAGGTCAGGACCCGATGACCCTCACCGAAACCGCACCGCGGACCAACGGACACGCGCAGCCCGTCAAGCTCGACAAGCTCGTCCCGCAGGACCGGGAGCCCATCGAGGGCACCATCGTGACGACCGGCGCCGAGCAGCAGGCCACGGAGGTCGAGCAGGACGCTGCCGCACCTGGCCGCGGCCGACGTGCGGCCCGGCGCATCCGCGTCGTTGCCACCCACGAGCGCACCATCGCCCTCGGCCGGTTCCTCGCCCGCCACCCCGCCTACATCGCCGCCGGCACCCTCGTAGCCGGGCGCCGCGCCTGGGACGGCCGCACCGCAGCCCGCTACGAACGAATGATCCGTGCAGCTGAGGCCATCGGGAACGTCGAAGCAGCCCAGGAATGGGAAGCCCGCGGCATGGCATTCCGTGCCGCCCGCCACCGCAGGCGCATGGACCTCCTCGCCGCACCCGTCCACCTCGCCCGCGGCGCCGCCATCGCCACCGCCCTCGGCACCGGCACCCTCCTCGCCATCGGCATCGTCATGGCCATCGCCGAACACCACATCGCCGACGTCATCGCCCCCATCACCGGCGCCATCGACACCGCAGCCTGGATCTGCGCCGTCATCGCGTTCCTCTGGGGGCCAGTCCTGACCGCGGCACCGTTCGTCGCCGTCACCGCCCTCTGGGCCATCGGCAAGCGCCACGGGAACACACCCGCCTGGGTCATGCCCCACGGCCACCACAGCACCGACGGCGCGCCCATCACCCCATCCATCGTCGTCACCGCCCTACGCGACCTCGGCATCGGCAAGCTCCAATCCGCCATCAAGGACATGGGCGACGCCGGCGCCGCGATGCTCAGCCCCATCGTCATCGCCGGATGCGGCGTCGAAGTCGACGCCACCCTGCCATCCGGGGCATCCACCGAAGAGGTCATGAACCGGCGCCGCAAGCTCGCCGAGAACCTCGGCCGGCACGAACACGAGGTCTACGTCAGCGTCGCCCCCGCCGCCCGCACCGTCCGGCTCTGGATCGCCGACAGCGGCGCCCTCGACGAACCCGTGCCCGCATCGCCACTGGTCACCGACCCCACCATGACCGCCAACTACAAGACCGGCCGCGCGCCCTGGGGCCTCGACCTGCGCGGCGACGCCGCCACCCTCAGCCTCTTCCAGAAACACGTCCTGGTCACCGGGCTCTCCAACCAGGGCAAGACCGCGTCGCTCAGGGCCCTGGCCCTGTGGCTGACCCTCGACCCCACCGTCGAGTTCCGCATCGGGGACCTCAAGGGCGTCGGCGACTGGGACATGTTCGAGGGCCTCGCCACCGTACTGATCGAGGGCCCGACCGATGACCACGTCATCCTGGTGACCGAGATGGTCGAGGCCGTCTTCACCGAGATGCAGCGCCGCCTCATGGCACCCAAGGGCACCGTCTTCACGCCCCTGGTCGTCATCGTCGACGAAGCACAGGTCGCCTACGGATCCGGCGCCAGGGAGACATATATCGCGGACAACGGGAGCACCAAGTACGGCGCCCCCTACGGCGGAGCCAAGGCCACCAGCAGGTACTTCCAGGCCGTCAAGGGCATCCACGACCAGGGCCGCGCCGTCAACGTCACCATCTGGGAAGGCACCCAAGACCCCACCGACCAGAACCTGCCCAAGCGCTCCCGCGAAGGCAACCACATCCGCGCCGCCCTCGTCCTCGGCACCGAATCCCAGGCCTCCATGGCGCTCGGCGAATCCCCCGTCAAGGCCGGCGCCGCACCCCACAAGCTCCGCCAAGGCCTCGACAAGGGTCAGCTCGTCGTCGCCGGCGACGGCGTCCAGCTCCCGCCCGGCCAGGTCTCGCTGAACGTCCGCACCCACTTCATCAACGACGACGAGGCCGTCGAGATCACCGACCGTGCCAAGGCGCTCCGCTCCGGTACGACCACCCAGACCGGGCCGGCCGCCGAACCCGTCGACCACCTCGCCGACTTCGCGGCCGTCCTCGGCAGCGAACCGCGGCTACGCACCCCCGAGTTCCTCCAGCGCCTCGCCGAGCTCAACCCGGGCGAGTACCGGGACTGGAACTTCATTGACCTGACGGGCATTCTGCGGGACTACGACGCGGCCCCGCACCGGTACGACGGCTACCCCGTCGTCGACCGACAGAAGATCCTGCGGGCCCTCGAAAGTCGCATCCTGGACGACGACGAGACCGACCCCGAGTGAAGGGACGCGGCCAGTGAGCGAAGGACTCCTCCCTAAGCGCCTCACTGGCCGCATCCCTGACCCTGAGCAGGGAAGATGCGCGTTTAGGGAGGCAGGGAGGCGCACAATCGGAGCCCTGCCAGACCCCGGAAACGGGCACAATGACGGGTGGGTGGCTTCCTCTCCGCACCCACAGAGCGGCGGCCCGAGCCGCGAGAGGATCGACCCATGGACTACCGCACACCACCGCCCCGCGAACTGCGCGACGCCGGCGCCACGCTCATGGCGATCCGCCTGCGGGACGAGCTCGACCTGATGCTGTCCACCACCCGCCGCGGCCGCCTCGCGCTCCGGCTCGCCCGCTGGCACGTCCGCCTGGCCGCCACCACACTACGGAAGAGGCACCCGTGAGCATCCTCGACCGGATCGACGACACCCTCGACGACTGGAACGGCAGCGGCGACGCCATGCGGTGGCGGCCCGAGGTCGAGCAGGAGTCTGGCAGTGGATGGCGCGGAGCAAGTGCACCAGTGCAGATCATCGACGAGGCCTTCGAGTTCGCCGATGCCGACCACTTCCGACGACTGTTCTGGCACAACGCTGCCACCACGGCGCCGCGACCGCTGGGCTTCGCCGAGCAGATCGAGCGCCTCGCAACCCAGGCCGGGGAGAGCCAAGCCGACGTCGACCGGATCAGCCGGGGGATCCTGGCCATGGCCAGCACGAACGCGGGCGTCATGACGGAGACCATCAACAGGGCCGCCCGAGCCCAGTACGACGCCCAACTCTCCGGGGCCTACCGTCGCGCACAGTCCGGGCCCAACAAGTTCGAGCGGCAGATCGCCCGCGTCTTCGGGCTTCCCATCGCGCTCCTGCTGCCGACGCGCCCGTCCGCCCTTGATGCCCGCTACCACCGCCGATACCGCAACCGAAAGGGACGACGATGACCGCGCAACCCTCTGTCGCTCCGCTCGACGATCCGGCATACGTACCCAAGCACCCGCCCGTCGACGGCAGCATCCCGGACGTCGTGGCCCGCTGGGGCGCGGCATCCCAACTGCGCTGGTTCCGGCGCTTCGGCCCCGACCTCGGCATCCGCAAAGACTGGGGCCTCTACCACTGCCACTCCGAGTACCACCTCGGACTCTGTTGCACCTCATGCTGGGACGAAGCCCACACCGGCGTCATGCAGGACGGATACTGCTGCTGCCACGACGACCGCATCGGAGCCAACCGTGACCGCTGACCTGATCGCGTTCCTGCGGGCCCGACTCGACGAAGATGAGGCGGCGGCAAGAGATCCACAATACGTGTGGGCGACCGCATGGGAGATTGCATCTCCAGGGCGCATCCTGGCCGAGGTCGCAGTCAAGCGGAAGCTGGTCGACTTCCTGGCCACCACCATCGGCGGCGACTACATCGACGACGGCGAACCCGAGGTCGCGAGCCGGGTGCTCGAATTCCTCGCGCTACCCTACGCCGACCACCCGGACTACCAGGAGAGCTGGAAGCCATGACCCGCATCGTTCGTGAGGCCGTCGACCGCTATGCCCGCCGCATGGGCATCACCCAGCGCACCACCGAAGCCCAGGATCCGATCTACCACTTCCAGTGGGAACACCTGCGCCGCGTCCTGGAGACCGCCGACATGGCCATGGAAGACGAAGGCATCCCCGAGGAATCCCGCAGCAGGGTGATCCGCACCATCCTCTACGGCAGCCCTGACGAAGCCGACGCCATCCGCCGCATCGCCGAATGGGACCAGCAGATCGAAGCCCTGCGCACCATGCCGAATGTCTCTGCTGGCCACCTGCTCGATCGCGTGGACAAGGTCATTCGCACGCCGTAACATCCAGGTGAGCAGTTTCACGCTGCCCGAAAGCACCCAGGCCCCGCGCCCGCCAGCGTCGGGGCCTTCGCGTTGCCCGGAGGTGAGCATGGCGAGGTTCCCCAATCCGCCACTCACCGAGATCGACGCCAAGGATCTGATCACCGCACGAGACATCGGCCAGCGCTGGCGCCTCTCCGCCGTGACGATCCGCCAATGGGTTAGTCGCGACCTCATCGAACCCGCCATCCCCGGCGACCCTCACACCGCAGCGCTCTACTGGCTGCCAGCGCTGGCCGAGGCCGAATATGAGACCTGGCTGAACGGCGCCTACCGGGCATGGCGCGGCGGCCGGCACCCCGACTGGCGGCCCTGCCGGAAAGTCGCCGCCTGAACCACTGGGACGGAGGCCACCATGCCGACGACCAAGGGCCAGCCCAAGAACGTGCGGCAAGGCAGGACCGGCCGGCCATGGGACCGCATGCGGGAACGCGTCTTCGCCGAGGAGACGTACTGCCATTGGTGCGGGCATGAGGTCGACCAAGACCTGCCAGCCACACACCCCATGTCCCGCACCGTCGACCACCTCCACGCCCTGGCTAAGGGCGGCAAGCCGCTCGACCGCAACAACCTGCGGCTCTGCCATCGCAAATGCAACAGCATCCGCGCCAACAAGGAACGCGCCAGGCCCTGGGTCAGGGCCGTACCCATGAGCGTCGACGTCAGCAGCATCTGACCCACTACCCTTGACCACACCCACCGTTGATCGCGGCGGGTAGAAAGCCCCGAGTCTCCTGGCTCGGGGCTTTCGCATTCCCAGGAGAAGCCCATGGCCAAGAAGCCAGACACTCCATGCGCAGGATGCGGCAAGCTGCTGTGGGGCGGCGGTACCTCGCTCCCTGCGGGGCAACGCAGGTGCAAGCAATGCAGGCTGAGGACGGGCAATCCCCTGCTGCACACCTTCGCCTGTGCCGAGTGCGGTACGGCCTTCCAGTCGCGGAACCTGGGGTCCAGGTATTGCTCTATCCCCTGCAAGGTAGAGGCCAGCAGGGGCCAGCCGCGCCATGTAGACCCTGCAACATTCAGACCGCGCCCCTGTATGGACTGTGGCACTGACGTCCGTGGCACCGGCACCACCCCACTGTGCCCACCCTGTGGGGCAGTGCGCAGGGCACAGCGGTACGCGGCAGCATCACGGCGCAGGCGCGCCACCAAGCGTGGAGCGATGGCAGAGGGATACACCCTGGCCGAGATAGCCAGGCGTGACCGCTACACCTGCGGCCTGTGCCACAAGCGCGTAGCCATGAAGCAGCAGATGCCACACCCGAGATCGCCAGTGGTCGACCACATCATGCCCATCGCCCGTGGTGGGGATGACACCAAGGCCAACGTCTGGCTGGCCCACTGGTACTGCAATGCAGTCAAGGGCGCACGGCTGATCACGCACCAGGCGGCCCTGTTCTAGCCGGCCCGCAGGGGCGGAGCCCAGCTTCAAGGCCCTGACCTGCACTTATGTCGCCCGGCTTGCATCGTCGCAGGTCAGAGGCATGATCATCGGTTTTTTGTCATGATCGTCACGGACCCCGCCCCCTCCCTTTCCCCCGGTCCCCCCGCACTTTTTGGGGGTGCCCGATGATCATGGACGGGGGTTTTTGATGACGGTCAAGGCTCCGGTCGGGCTTGGGGCCCGCGGCCGGCGGATGTGGACCGAGTCCCTGGAGATGTGGGACCTGACACCGCCTCATCGGATTCTTCTCGAAGAGGCTTGCCGTATTGCGGACCGGCTGGAGCTGCTCAACAAGCAGATCCGAGAGGTGTCATCGGAATTCGCTGCCTGTGCACCCATTCTCTCAGAATCTCGGCAGCAATCAATGGCCCTGCAGAGAATGTTCGCCGAAATCCGCCAGGGTGCGCGGCCGGTGTCTGTGCCGCAGCAGGGGGGTTCCGGTGTCCTCAGTCTCGCCGGGAAGATCGCCGAGCGCCGGGCGCAGGCCCAGGGTTGAGCTGGCGCCACCGGCCGCCTGGACGCTGGGGCCGGAGGCGTGCGAGCTGGCGCGCCGCGCGGGCCTGGTGCCGGATGCCTGGCAGGAGGATGCGGCGGCGATCGTGCTGTCAGTGCGGGCTGACGGCAAGTGGTCGTGCTTCGAGTACGGCGAGGTCGTGCCGCGGCAGAACGGCAAGGGCTCGCTGCTGGAGATCCGCGTACTGGCGGGGCTGTTCCTCCTCGAGGAGCGGCTCATCATGTGGTCGTCCCACGAATACAAGACGTCGATGGAGTCTTTTCGTCGAATGCGGCAGTTGATTACGCGGCTGGGAAAGCGCGTGAGCGACAACATGATTGACGTTGACGGAATTATGGTCAAGGTCATCAACACGAACGGCGAGGAGTCGTTCGAGCGCCTCGACACCGGGGCGCGGGTGCGGTTCATCGCCCGGTCGAAGGGGTCGGGCCGTGGCTTCACCGGGGACCTGAACATCATCGACGAGGCCCTCGCGTACACCTTCATGCAGCACGAGGCGCTGCTGCCGACGATGTCGGCGGTGAAGAACCCTCAGATCATCTACACGAGCACCCCGCCGCTCGAGGGCGACACCGGCGAGGTGATGTTCTCGCTGAAGGCGCGGGCCGAGGCTGGCGGCGGCGCCTCGTTCGGGTGGCGAGACTGGGGCATCGCGGGCGACCTCGACCACCTCGACCAGATCGACCTCGACGACCAGGAGCTTTGGGCGCAGGCCAACCCGGCGCTGGGGATCCGCATCACCGCGGAGACAGTGCAGCGCGAGCGTGCCTCGATGGGCGATACGGGGTTCGCGCGGGAGCGGCTGGGGATCTGGCCGGCGGTGACGATGAACCACCAGGTGATCGATGCGGCGGCGTGGGCGCGGCTGGCGGATCCGGATTCGCACCGTGCGGGTGGCATCGCGATCGCCTGTGATGTGTCGCCGCTGCGGGACTGGGCGTCGGTGGTGGTGTACGGGCAGCGCGAGGACGGCTTGGGGCATGTGCAGCTGGTGGACTATCGGCCGGGCACGGACTGGCTGGTGCCGCGCCTGCTGGAGTTGCGCGGGGTGCTGAACCCGGCGGCGATCGGGATGGGGCGGTCGACGGCGGCGTCGCTCGCCGTGGCCCTGGAGCAGGCGGGATTGCGGCGCCCGGACGACCCGGAGCACCCGCTGGCGGGTGACCTCGCGGTAACGACGGCGGGCGATATGGCGGCGGCGACGGGGCAGATCCTCGACGCGGTCCGGGAGAACTCGTTCCGGCATGTGCCGCACAAGCAGTTGGACTTGGCGGTGCGCGGCGCGCGGACTCGGCAGACGGGCGACATCATCGCCTGGTCGCGGAAGGACGCGGACGCCGACATCGGCCCGCTGGTGGCAATGACCTTGGCCCGGTGGGCTTTCACGACCCGCACGCAGGCCATGACGGGCGCCCAGTACAACCTCCTCGACAGCGTCTTCTGAAGGGGGTCGTGATGCGCAATCCGTTCCGGCGCGCAGCCTCCGAGGCCGATACGCAGACCGAGAAGCGCGTGCTGGACGCCAGCAGCGTGTCCTGGCCGACGGAGCCGCTGGCGGCCCCGGCCGCGGTGAACGAGGACGGTGCGCTTCGCCTGGGTGCGTGCCTTGCGGCGGGTCGCCTGTTGGCGTCGAACATTGCGGGCCTGCCGCTGAACGTCTACCGGCAGCCGCCGGCGGGCGGCTCGAAGAAGCTCCTGGCGCCGCCGCCGCTGTTCGTGAAGCCTTGCGCGCAGGGGAACCTGCACGACTGGGTGTTCCGGGCGGTGACGTCGCTGGTGTACCGCGGCAACGCGGTAGGGGTGGTGACGTCGAGGGACCGGCTGGAGTACCCGACGCAGGTCGAGTGGTTGGACCCGGCGAATGTGCTGTGCATGGACCGCCTGCAGATGACGCCGATGGGCGCACCTGGTTCCTTCACGAATCCGCAGTGGTTCTACCTCGGGGAGAAGATCCCGTCCGAGGACATCGTGCATATCCCGTGGTTCCAGCTGCCGGGCCGTGTGTGGGGCCTGTCGCCGATGGGTGCCTACGCGGTGACGGTGTCGACTGGTCTGGCGGCGCAGAAGTTCACGGATGACTGGTTCCGCGGCGGCGGGGTGCCGCCGGGCCGGTTCAAGAACAACGCGCAGACCGTCGACCAGAAGGAAGCGCAGATCATCAAGACCCGGCTGGTGCAGGCCATCCGGTCGCACGAGCCGATCGTTTACGGGCGGGACTGGGAGTACGACCCGTTCACGATCTCGCCGAACGAGGCGAAGTTCGTCGAGACGATGCAGCTGTCGAACACGACGATCGCGTCGATCTACGGCATCCCGCCGGAGATGATCGGCGGCACGACCGGCGGCTCCATGTCGTACTCCTCGCCCGAGCAGCGGCAGATCGAGCTGGTGTCGTTCGCCCTGCAGCCGTACCTCTCGCTGATCGGGTCGCACTTCACGGACCTGCTGCCGCGTGGCCAGTACGCGAAGTTCAACCCGAACGGGCTGATCCTCGCGGACATGAAGACCCGCATCGAGATGTACGAGAAGGCCCTGCTCATCGGCCTGAACAACAAGGACGAGCTCCGCGACATGGAGGACTGGGCGCCGATCCCGGACGGCAAGGGCCAGGACTACACCGCGCTGCCGCTGCAGGCAGGGAAGCCCGTCGCTGTCCCTGCGGTGCGCTCCGACGGCCGGCCGCTGCATCTCATCAAGGACGACGACTCGGAGGGCAGGACCCATGGGTGACAGGCATGCACTGATCGACGCACCGGAACGGCGGCACATTGCTGTCACCGAGTTCGAGCTGCGCGAGGGCTCCGAGGGCGGCCTGGTCCTGCGGGGTCACGCCTCTGTGTTCGACAACCCGTATGACGTCCTCGGCGGGCCGTCGCGCGGCGGTTGGACGGAGACGGTGGACCGCAGGGCGTTCCAGGTGACGCTCGCGGCCCAGCCCGACGTCCACCTGCTCATCAACCACGAGGGCATGCCGCTCGCGAGGACGAAGAGCGGCACGATGCAGCTCTCGACGGACGCCCGCGGCCTGTTCGTCAAGGCGCACCTGGACACCGCCGACCCGGACGTCCAGCGGCTGCAGACGAAGATGAAGCGCGGCGACATGGACGAGATGAGCTTCGCGTTCCGGACCAAGGCCGACAAGTGGTCCGACGACGACTCCCAGCGGACCCTGACCGAGGTGTCCCTCCACAAGGGCGACGTGAGCGTCGTCAACTGGGGCGCGAACCCCGCGGCTGGCGCCGAGCTGAAGACGATGCGCGCCGCGATGGAGTTCCTGACCGGGGTGAACCCGGACGAGGCCCTCGCGGAGATGCGGGCCCTGGGCGACGACGCCCCGGCCCAGCTGGAGCGCGCCTCTGAGGCCCTGTCGTCGCTGCGCCGCACCCTGACGCCGCCGAAGGCCGGGCGCCGCCTGTCCCTCGTCGAGGCGATGGCCGTCGTCGGCGGCGACCTGCAGCTGTAGCACCCAAGACTCCCCGCCGGTATCCGGCGGGACGGCACCACCGGCGGCCTGGCACTGGCCACCTGCACTGACCGAAGCCTGGCACTGGCTGAGGGCGCATCACCGACCCGGCACGGGTCCAGACCCCCATCCCAGCGTCAGAAGGAGGCTCTGCCATGCCCATGGACGAGCGACTCAAGCGGCTCATCGCCAAGCGCGAGCAGACCGCGAAGGACCGCGAGCAGATGCTCGCGGAGCGCAAGGCCATCACCGACCTCGCCATGGATGAGGCCCGCGAGGACCTCACCCCGGAAGAGGACACGGAGTTCCGGACCCTCACCGCGAACGTCAAGACCAAGGACGAGGACCTGCGGGCGCTCGACGAGCGCATCACGGAGCTCTCCGAGGAGGACGAGCGCGAGAAGGGCGTCACCGCCGGTGCGCTCGCTGTGCGCCGGGCCCAGGCCCGGGTGCAGTCCGTGAAGGAGGGACGCACCTACGAGGCCGGCAACGGCAAGTCGTACCTGCAGGACCTGATGCGGGTCCAGATGAGCATGGACGGCGACGGCGGCTCCATCGACCGCCTGCGGCGCCACGCGCAGGACGTCGAGACCGACAAGGAGTACCGCGACCTGCTGCGGACCGACGGCAACGGCGGGTACTTCGTGCCGCCGCTGTGGATGATGCAGCAGTACGTGTCGCTGGCCCGCGCCGGCCGCGCCTACGCCAACCTGTGCACGGGCCAGGCCCTGCCGCCCGGCACGGACAGCATCAACATCCCGAAGGTCGCCACCGGGACCACGACCGCAGCCCAGACGGCGGACAACACCGGTGTCTCCGAGACCGACCTCACCGACACGTCGATCACTGCCCCGGTCAAGACCATCGCCGGTCAGCAGGACGTGGCGATCCAGCTCCTGGACCAGTCGCCGATCAGCTTCGACCAGGTCATCTTCTCTGACCTGAACGCGGACTACGCGACGAAGCTCGACCTGCAGGTCATCGGCGGGTCCGGATCCTCGGGCCAGGTCACCGGTGTGCGGACCACGGCGAGCATCGTCACGATCGCGTACACCACGGCCACCCCGACGGTCGCCGGCCTGTACAGCAAGATCGCCGACGGCATCCAGAGGGTCCACACGGCGCGCTTCATGCCGCCGACCGCGATCGTGATGCACCCGCGCCGCTGGGCGTACTTCCTGGCCGCAGCGGACACCACCGGCCGCCCCCTGGTCGTGCCGGACACCTCCGGCGCGAGCATGAACGCCATCGCGACCCTGGGCGCCGTGGCGGCCGAGCAGGTCGTGGGCCACATGCACGGGCTGCCCGTCATCACGGACCCGTCGATGCCGACGCTCCTGGGTGCGTCCACCACTGAGGACGTCATCCACATCATCCGCGCCTCGGACCTGCTGCTCTTCGAGAGCGGCATCCGCTCCCGGGTGCTGCCGGACGTCGGGTCGCAGAACCTGACCGTGCGTCTGCAGATCTACGGGTACCTGGCGTTCACCGCCGCGCGCTACCCGCAGTCGGTGGTCGAGATCGGCGGGACCGGCCTCATCGCCCCGTCGTTCTAGGTCTGAACATGACATCCGGCTGGAGTTGCTGCCTGGCCCCAGCCGGACAGTCGTGAGGAGGACTGATGGGCGGCGAGTACCGCCGCGTCGAGGTGTCCCTGAACATTCCCGACGCCGACCAACTGCCGCGACTAGCGGACGGCGGGCACATGTATCCCGACGATGTCGTCGAGGAGGTCACAGCCGCCGTCAGGGCTGCCGTGACCACCTGGTACGAGACCCGCGGCAAGGACCTACTTCGCTCCGAGCCCCTGATGATCTGAAAGGGACCCGATGATCGACGAGCGGACATTCACCGCCCATGCCCAGCCCGGGTGGATGTCCTGGGACGAGTACTCCCCGGAAGAGGACTTCTGCCGCTTCGTCGGCATGCTCCAGCGGATGCTTCAGCCCGCGGTGGTTCTGGAGACGGGCGTCGGCGTCGGCCGCATCACCGGGTACCTCGACCTGGAGCTCTGCACGTTCCTGGGCTTCGAGTCGGACCCGGACTGGCGCCGGGCCCCGGCCGACCCTGGGCGCGGCACCCCGGCGGACGCCGACATGGCAGTCGCTGACCTGGTGATCCTGGACAGTGAGCCCACGATGCGCCTGGCCGAGATCGCGATGTGGGACCGGGTCGGGAAACCTGGCTCTGTCTGCATCGTCCACGACTGCGGCAACGGGCACCCGGACGGGGCGATGCACAGCGTCCTCGGCGCGAGGTGCCGGGCGACGGGTGCCGCGGGCCTGATGCTGCGGAACCCGCGCGGCGGCTGGGTGGGGATCCACCGGTGAGGGTCATCGCGCTGTTGTCGTGGTACGAGGAGCCTGCGCCGTGGCTGGCGGAGTGCGTGGCGTCGATGGCCAAGCTGTGCGACCACGTCGTCGCCGTCGACGGCCCGTATGCGCTGTTCCCGGGTGCGGTGCGGCAGCCGGCGTCGGGCGGCGAGCAGGCGGAGACAATCCAACGGGTTGCCGCGGGCGTCGGCCTGGGCTGCACGGTGCATGTGCCGCGCCAGCCCTGGTGGGGCAACGAGGTTCAGAAGCGCGACCACATGTTCCGCCTCGGGATGACGATCGCGGACCCAGGGGACTGGTTCCTGCGGATCGACGCCGACGAGGTTCTCACCGAGGTCCCGCCGGACACCCGGACGGTGCTGCAGGAGACGAAGCTCGACGTGGCGAACGTGGTGATGTGGGAACGCGGCGAGGAGACCTCGCAGCACCCGCTGCGGGTGCTGTTCCGGGCGCTGCCGGGCATCGGCGTCCAGCAGGCCCACTACGTGGTGACCGCGCCCGGGCCGGCCGGGACCCGGGTCCTGGCCGGGCACGAGATCCGGCATCGCATCGAACCGGCGGAGACGCTGTGGGATTTGCGCCTGGAGCACCGCACCGGCCAGCGCTCGAAGGCAAGGCGCGCCCAGAAGGACCGCTACTACGCCCAGTTGCCGGACATCGAGCAGGTGAGGGAGCTATGAGCAGAGACATCCAGGCGGCGTACCGCGACGCCATGATCGAGGAGCATGCGGCCTACAAGAACGCGGGCCGGGCGGAGGACGCCGCACATGTGGCGGACACGCTGAAAGCGCGCTTCGACTACGACGTCGACGCGTCCAGCGGCCCCGCCGACCCACCTGACGAGGAGAAGGCCCCGGAGAAGCCCGCGGCACCGGAGCATGCTGCGGCGGAGAAGGCCCCGGAGACCGCCGCTGAGCCGAAGCCGGCGCAGGCGGCCAAGAAGGCCGCGCCCGGCCGTCCGGCCCGGCCCGGCGCCTGACCGGTGCCCGGCCCATACCGGATCTGGCCGGCGACGGCGGGCCCGTCTTCGGTGGCGGGCGACACGACGGCCTACACACTCGGGGTCGAGTTCTACGTGACCGTGTCGGGCCTGCTGCTGTACGGGTTCTGGTGGTGGTGCGCACCAGGCGCGGATGCGTCCCCGAAGGCGTTCCAGCTGTTCGAGTCTGTCTCGGACATCGTGGGGACGCCGGTGGTGGGCGGTGCGACCGTGTCGGGGGCGCTCGCAGTAGGGGCGTGGAATTACGCAGTCCTGGACGCCCCGGTGGTTCTGGTGGCAGATCAGCGGTACCGGGCAGGAATCCTGGGCGGCGGGTCGGCCAACTGGTACTCGGCGTCGCCAGCGTACTTCACGGCGGACCTGGTGAACGGCCCCTTGGTGGCGCCGGCCACGGTGAACGCGCTGGGTGGGCTGCAGGGCTCGTTCAACACCGGGTCAACGATGGCGTATCCGCGTTTCACCGGGGGCGGCGGGAACTACTGGCTGGACGTCCTTGTGTCGGAGGCCCCGGTGCTCGCGGAGACCGGCCGGGCGACGGCGGGCAGCGCCCAGGGACCGTCTGCGGGTGGCGGAACAGCAACGGTGGCCCGGTCGGGCGCGGGTGTCGGGATGGCCGCAAGCGCGCAGGGAGGAACCCCATGATTGATCTCGGCGGGACCTTCCAGGTCGCGGTGGATGTCCGCAGTACTGCGGGCGCGCTGGTGGACCCGGGCTCGGCAGCTCTGACGATCACCCTCCCGGACGGTACGACGGCGACGCCGACCGTGGCACTGCCGTCGACGATCCCGGGGCAGCTGCGAGTGGACTACACCCCGGTCCAGGCTGGGCGGCACGCCTGGCGGATGGTCACTACGGGGCCGGCGACGAGCTACGGCGATGTGTTCGACGTGTCGCCGTCGCTGCCTGGCGGTATCGCGTCGATGGCGGACACGAAAGCGCACCTGAACATCCTTCCGACGAACACGGCGAACGATGATGAGCTGCGGATCTTCATTGCGGCGACGACCCGCGCGGTGGAGAAGATCCGCGGTGAGGCGATCGCGCGGCGCACCGTTGTCGAGCGGCATACGTTCACGGCCCTGACGTCGCAGTACACCCTGTCGACGGCGCCGGTCCTGTCAGTGGCGCTGATCGAACGCCTCGACCAGCCGGGTACGTGGTCCCCGTCTGACTATGACCTGGACCCGGATTCCGGCACGCTGACGTGCCTGTCGACTGGGCAGCCACTGCGGGGCATGGTGCGGTTCACCTATGACGCCGGGTACGTGGTCGTGCCGTGGAACTTCCAACTCGCAGCAATGATCATCACGAAGCACTTGTGGGAGACGCAGCGCGGCCGCCAGGGCGTCGTCCCTCCTGGCAGCGAGCTGGAGCCGTCGTTCGGGCCTGGATTCGCGGTGCCGAACAGAGCTCTTGAGCTGCTGGGCGGCTCGCTGCCGGGTGTCGCCTGATGTGGGGCGACCGGGCACCCGACATCCTCGCTGCCCTGCTGCAGCTCTTCACGACGTCGCCGAACCTGGGCGCCGCGACACCGGCGGTGCAGATTTTCGACGGTCCGACTGTCACCGACGAGACTGCCCCGGAGATTCTCATGGTGGGCTGGTCCGGGGGCGACGGCGAGCCCGACGCGGAGTCGACGATGTCGCCGGACGGTATGACGACGACGGACCGCGAGCTGTGCTCGGTCCGGTGTGGGATCTCGGTCATCGACGGCGGCACGGACATGGCACCGCCCCGAGCGCGCGCTTACGAGCTGCTGCGCTTCGCCGGGGCGGCTCTCGCCGCTGACCGGTCCCTTGGTGGCATCGCCCTGCGGGCCATGATCACGTCGGTGACCTACACGCCCCGGCAGACCGCCCAGGGCGCCCAGGTCGACCTCGTCTTCACGATCGCGTGCGACGCCTTCACGAACCGGTAGGCGACGCACCGCCTGCCATGGCCTGGAACGCCAGTTGCAGGTAGACGTCGCCCGCGATGCCCGCGCAGGCCGCGGGTTTCGGCATGTCTCCGGTGTCGGCTCCGGCCTGGTGCTGGTGGTAGGCGTCGACGAGGGCTTGCTCGCAGGCCGCTGTCCCGGTGGGGCTGGGTGCTGGCGCGGGTGCCGAGGGTGCCGCCGGGTGGCTGCTGCTGCAGCCGGCCAGGGCGAGCAGTAACACAGCGGTTGCTGCGTACTTCCGAATCATCACGTTCTCCTTCGGTTTGTGCTGAGCACCGTATATCCGCCAGAGGGCCACCGGGCCCGATCAGTCAGAACGGAGTCCCGATGACCGCCCTTACTGCCAACGTCGTCCCGAACGTGGGGCTTGACGTGTCAACACTGCTGGTGGCCCCGACCAATGGGGACACGGCGCCATGCGGGCCGGGAGTGTTCCTGCTCGTCAAGAACACGAACGCCGCCGCTTGCACGGTCACGATCGCGTGCCCGCTCAAGGTCGACGGGCGGCTGACGACGAGCTCGTCCTCGTCTCCGGCGATCGCGCTGACGACGGGTCTGGGTCTGATCCCGCTGCCGTCCTACTACGCGGACCCGACGACGGGCCTGGCGACGATCTCGACGTACTCGGTGACGTCGGGTGTGACCGTCGGGGTGGTGAGGGTCCCGTGAGCGATGTGACCCTGCGGCACCCGGACCTGCCGGACGACCAGTGGATCAGTGTTCCGCCGGAGTCGAGGGCGCACTACTCGCCTGCCGGCTGGCAGCTCGTCTCCGACGAGGAGGTAGCGGCCCGGGCAGCGCGCGCGGCGCATGCCGTGGCCGTGGCCGACGCGACCATGGCGGGCCTGCCGCTGCCTGCGGAGCCCGTGCCCGCCGCCGAGGTGGCCCCGGTGCGCGCCGACGCGGTTCCCGACGAACCGATCGAAGACCAGCCCGAGGCCGCCGACGACCCGGCGAGCAAGCCCACCACCAGGAAGAGGAGCAGCTGATGGTTGCCACACCGATCACCCCGTCTACGCGATACATCCCGCCCGGCGTCCGTCACTACTACTGGGTGCCGACGATCGCCACCAAGGCGTCGCCGACGCGGTCCGAGCTGAACGCGGGGACGGACCTGACGGGCGAGATCCAGGCCGTCGCGGGGTTCTCCGTCGAGTCGGTGCAGGTCGACACCCCCGACTTGCTGAATACCTTCATCGCGAAGATCCCGGGGCGCACCCAGGCGGCGGACTCCTCGATCACGATGTACGCGTCGTCGAACTCGGTGGACGCGCGGACCCTGCTGGTCCGTGGCACTGCGGGGTTCATCGTGTCCTTCCCCGAGGGCGACATCGGCGGCCAGAAGATGGACGTCTTCCCGGTCAAGGTGTCCGCGGCGCCGAAGGACACGGCGACGGAGGACCCCGGGAAGATCATGTTCACCTTCTCGATCACCAGCCAGCCGGTCGAGAACGTCACCATCCCGTAGCCGTGGCCGGGAACATGGTCACGGTGCACGACGGCGGCGACCTCCGCAGGATCTCCCGCGAGCTCCGCAAGATGGATCAGAAGGAGATCCTGAAGCGGTTCCGGAAGGACCTACGGGCGGCCGCCGCCCCGCTCATCCCCGCCGTGCGCACCAGCATCCGGGCCATCCCCTCGAAGCGCGCGTACAGCGCCACGGGGCTACGGGGGCGCCTGTCCCGCGCCACCACCCTCGAAGTGAAAACGGCTGGCGCGAGGGCCAACGTGAAGATCATCGTCACGGGCCGGAAGATGCCCGACCACCAGAAAGCCCTCCCCGCCTACATGGAGGGCAAGAGAAAGCCCTGGCGGCACCCCGTGTACGGCAACAAGAACAACTGGGTGCAGCAGCAACCCCCATCGCCCTACTTCTACAAGGTCGTTGAGGCGAAGGGCCCGGCCATCCGCGCCGTCATCAACCACACGATCGCGAACATCACCCGCGACATCCTCTGACCCGAGAAAGACCCGAGGAACACCCCATGGACCTTGCCAACATGATCCTGTCCGCCGTGGACAGCGAGCGGGACACTGTGCCCTGCCCCGAGTGGGCGAACGCCGAGTGGGACGGCACCGTGACGGTGCAGGGCCTGACCGGCACGCAGCGCGACGCGTTCGAGGCCTCGTGCCGCCAGGTCATGCCCTCGCACGGCGGTAAGCAGCCCGAGGTCGTGGCCCGCCTGGAGAACGTGCGGGCCAAGCTGCTGGTGAAGTGCATCATCGACCCCGAGACCGGGAACCGGGTCTTCACCGAGCAGCAGATCAATGCCCTCGGGGAGAAGTCCGGCAAGGTGCTGGACCGGCTCTTCGAGAAGGCATCCGAGCTGTCCGGCCTGTCGGAGGAGGACGTGGAGGATCTGGCAAAAAACTCCGAAGCCGGGCCGACCGGCTCTTCGCCTTCGGACTCGCTCGAGAGCTGGGATGCACCGTCGCTGAGCTCCTAGCGCGGATCAGTTCGCGCGAGCTCAGCGAGTGGATGGCGTTCTACCAGATCGAAGAGCAGGACCGTCTGGCTGAAGAGGCCAAGAACAAGTAGCTGACGGGGGGTGGTCCCCCGTGGCGACGACGACTGTCCTGTATCGGCTCGTGGGCCAGGACGCTGGCGCGTCGCGCGTGTTCGACCGTGTTGGCGGGTCGGCGTCGGCGATGGACAAGGTGATGCGGACGGCCGCCTACGCCGGGGTGGCCATTGCGGCCGCGCTGGTGAAGGCGGCCGACGACGCGACCAAGTTCAACACCAGCATGACGAAGATCCAGACGCAGGCCGGTGCGTCGGCGGCGGACGTCAAGGTGCTGTCCGCCGCGGTGCTGAAGCTGGCCCCGTCGACGCAGCAGGGCCCGCAGCAGCTTTCCGAGGCTCTGTACCACCTCAAGTCCGTCGGCATGGACAACGTCGACGCGATGAAGGCGCTCAAGACCGCGTCGGACCTGGCATCGGTCGGCGGGGCGGACCTTGAGGCGACCACGAACGCCCTGGCTGGCGCCTGGCGCACGGGCATCAAGGGCGCGACGGACATGGGCATGGCCGCCGGCACCCTGAACGCCATCATCGGTGCTGGCAACATGAAGATGGAGGATTTGGTCGCCGCGATCGGGACCGGGATCCTGCCGTCTGCGAAGACCTTCGGCCTGTCGCTCGGTCAGGTCGGCGCCGCCCTGGCCCTGATGACGGACGAGGGCGTCCCGGCCGTGGATGCGGCGACCCGCCTGCGCATGTCGTTCTCCCTGCTGGGCGCCCCGTCGGCAGCGGCAGAGAAGTGGCTGAAGAAGATCGGCCTGTCGGGGCTGCAGCTGGGCACGGCGATGCGTGGCCCGGACGGCATCATCGGCGCGATCACCCTGCTGAAGCAGCACTTGGACGCGTCGGGCATGTCGGCGGTCCAGCAGTCTCAGCTGCTGTCGCACGCTTTCGGTGGCGGCAAGTCCTCGTCGGCGATCCTCGCACTGGTCAACAACCTCGACGTGCTGCGGCTGAAGCAGAACCAGGTCAACAGCTCGACGGGCAAGTACGGGGCCGCTGTTGTGGCTCAGCGCGCCACGGTCGAGGCGCAGTTGAAGATGCTCGAATCAGCCTTCCAGACGGCGTCGATCCAGCTCGGGACGGTGCTGCTGCCGCCGATGCTCAAGGCAGTGCAGTTCATCAACGCGACTCTGCTTCCCGGGATCCACACGGTCACCGACACCCTCCGGTCGCTGATCCCGACGGCGAAGATCAAATCGGATCTGGCAGGCTTGACGGGCGACCTCGGCGCCTTCTTCCGCGCGCTGAACCCGTCCACCCCGAAGGCGAAGGTCGGGTCCGCCCAGCGGGTGTTCGGGGCCACCGTCGGCGCTGTCACCTACCCGTCCGCCCCCAGGATCTTCTCCGGAGGCGGTGCGGCCGGACCGCTCGCCCCGGCCGGAAGCGTCTTCGGCCCCATCGCCCCCGGCCGGGTCATCCCGCGCATGCGAGCACCCGACCCCTTCGTGTGGAATGCGGGGGGCGCGCCCGTGTCCCGGCTGTCGGGGCCTGTCTCCCCGATTGCCGGGTCGGTGCCGAACCTGTCTGCGTGGACGACCGGAGGCAACACGGTCAAAGGCCTGTCCGCCGGGCCTCTCGCGCCCGTGGGCGGGGTCAAACTGCCACCGCCACCGGACGTGTCCGGCTGGGCCAAGGTCGGCACCGTGATCAAGGGGGTGGCCGACAATCTGGAGAAGTTCGCCGGGCAGGTGGGCTCCGCGATGGGCAATCTGGCCACCGCCGTAGGACCCACGGTGCAGTTCCTGGGCACGGCCCTGGGCGTCACTCTCCTGGGGGCCCTGACCACGGTCTCCCATATCTTGTCCGCAGTCGTGGGACCTGCGTTCGTGGAGTTCACCGGCTTCCTGTCCAAGCACCAGGGCACCGTTAGGTTTTTCGCCGAGGTCATCCTGGGTGCACTCCTAGTCAAGATGACAGCCATTGGGGCCCTGCGCGTGGCCACCGGGGTCACCAACCTGGCCACGTCGATCCTCACCTTCCCCGTCAACAGCGTATCCAGTATCGGAACGGCGTTCGACGGCCTGAAGACAGCCGGCACGAACTTCAAGACCGCGGCGGTGGGGATCGGATCGAAGGTCGCGGACCTCGGCCGGTCGTTCACCGCCGGGGCGAAGTCGGCCAAGGACATCGCGGGCGACCTGGGCGCCCTGGCCCAGTACGGTGCGGCCAAGACCTGGGACGCCATCAAGTCAGGGGCCTCCACTGTCGGCGGCGCGCTGAGCACTGCGGCCAGCAACGCCAAGACCTTCGCTACGAACATGGGCACCGCCATCGCGTCCGGGGCGAAGTCCGCATGGTCCGGGCTGGTCTCCGGCGCCTCGGCGGCCGCCACGGCTGTGGCCGGGGCAGCCAAGGCCACCTGGGACTGGGTGGCCGCCGCGGCTGCATCGACCGCAGCGGCTTTGAAGCAGGCTGTTGTTTGGACTGCGCAGAAGGTCGCCATGCTCGCGTCCGCGGTTGCGGAGGGCATCGCCACGGCGGCGCAGTGGCTGTGGAACCTGGCCATGACGGCCAACCCGATCGGACTCGTGATCGTCGGAATCACGGCGCTCGTGGGAGCCATCATCTGGGTCGCCACCAAAACCACCTGGTTCGAGACGGCCTGGAAGTACACGTGGGGCGCGATCTCCGACGCGGCCCTGACGGCGTGGCACTTCCTCGACAAGTGGGTGATCCAGCCCATCGCGGGGGCCTTCTCCTGGTTGTGGACGGGCGCGATCGAGCCCGCTCTTCGATTCATCGTCCTCGGGTTCCTCGACATGGCTGGCAACGTCCTCAAGGCGGCTGCCAGCATGCTCGGCTGGGTACCCGGTATCGGCGGCGAGCTGAAGGGGGCGGTGAAGCAGTTCCAGGCGTTCCGCGACGGGGTCAACGCGGCGCTGGGCGGTATCGCTCCGAAGACCGTCCCGGTGACGGTCAGCTTCAACGGCGTGCCGCAGGGCCAGATCACCGGGCACACGTACACGTCGACCACCGGGTTCTCCTACGCTCGCGGCGGCCACATCCCGGAGTGGTTGGGGACGCCGAACGTCGACTCGGTGCCGATCCTGGCGATGGGCGGCGAGTACGTCGTCAACAAGAAGTCGACGGCCAAGCACCGCAAGCTGCTGGAGGCCATCAACTCCGGCGACCCGAAGAAGTATGCGCAGGGCGGCATGGTCGGCTTCACGCAGGCCGCGAGCAGCGACATGTCCTATGCGAACCGCCTGGACATCGCCGCCACGGTGAAGCAGATCGCGTCCGCCTACGCGCACGCCTACAACGCGAGCACCGGGCCCCGCGGCCTGGCTTGGGCTCGTACTCAGGTCGGCATGCCCTACCAGTGGGGAGGTGACGGGAACCCGTCTTGGGACTGTTCCGGATTCATGTCCGCGATCGAGTCGGTGATGCGCGGCGAGTCCCCGCACCGCCGTTGGGCGACCGGGGCGTTCTCCGGCAACTCGGCCCCGCCCGGGTGGGTGCAGGACGCAAAGGCCCCGTTCATGATCGGTATCACGAACGCGGGAGTCGGGCACACCGCCGGGACGCTCATGGGCGTCAACGTCGAGATGTCCGTCGGCGGCGGCAAGGTGGGCCCGGGGGCGCGCGGCGCCAACGACCCCCTGTTCCCCAGCCACTACGGTCTCGTCGGGTTCGACCAGGGCGGCATCGCTCGCGGCGTCGGGATGATGCCGAAGATGACGCACGCCCCCGAGCGGGTGCTGTCGCCGCGTCAGACTGCCGCGTTCGAGCAGCTCGTCGCCCAGCTCACCGCTGGAGCGGGCGGTTCGGCTGCCTCGTTCGCGAAGCTGGGTGCAGCCATCCCTGCCGGTGTCGCCTCTGGCGTCACCGGTGCCGCCGACACGGCTCACGCCGCTGTGCGGGCCCTGGCGAAGGGCAGCGTCGATGCGTTCAGCGCCGAGCTCGGGATCGCCTCGCCGTCGAAGAAGTTCGCCACCCTGGGCGGCTACGTGATGTTCGGCCTGGTGCAGGGCCTGACCGGGTCCATGGCCAGCGTGAAGGCCGCGTCGAAGCGCATCGCGACGGCGCTGTTCGTCGACTTCGGGTCCGGCCACAAGGCCCTGCAGGCGACGGTCGCACGCGACAACGCGACCCTGCTGACCCTGGCGACCCGCCGCGACGCGGTGAGCGCCCGGCTGAAGGCCGCCAACAGCCAGCTGGCGGCCTTGCAGAAGTCCTGGGCGGAAGAGCAGAAGAGCGTCGCGGACAGCATCATGCAGTCCGCGACGGTCGTCACATCCGCTGCCGCGGGTGGCGCGGACCAGGTGGTGGCGAACTTCGCCGCACAGACGCAGAAGGCGATCCAGTTCGCCGCGCTGCTGCATCTGGCGCAGGCGCACGGGCTGAACGCCACGATGGTCGCGCAGATCGCTGCGTCGGGCGTCGACTCCGGGTTCGCCACCGCACAGGCCCTGTCGACGGCCGGCGGGGACCCGATCCGGCAGCTGAACCAGATGCAGGGCACCATGCAGGCTGCCGCGAACAGCGTCGGCGGCGCGGTCGCGGACAGCATGTACGGGGCTGGGATCCAGGCCTCGCAGGGCCTGGTGAAGGGCCTGCAGTCGCAGGAGAAGGCCATCGAAGCGCAGATGATGCGCATCGCGCTGGCCATGCAGACGGCGATCAAGAAGGCGCTCGGGATCCGGTCCCCGTCGACCGTGGCGGAGAAGATCGGCGTGTTCTTCCCGCAGGGCCTCGGCAACGGCATCGTCAAGGGCATCCCGCACGCGGTGGCCGGGGTGAAGGCCATGTCCGCTGCTGTTGCACAGGCTGCGCAGCGCTCCGGGATGACCCCGGCACCGGGGGCCATCAAGCCCTCGTCGCAGGCGCGGATGACCGAGTCCCGGGTCGCGGCAAGTAGCGGCCCGACGGGCGGGGAGTTCACCGGGAACCTGTACCTGGACTCCGGGGTGTTCCTCGGGATCGTGCGCGGCGAGATCAAGGCCAACGATCGCGACAAGGCGTTCCGGGCGAAGGTGGGCCGCTCATGACGATCACTCTGACGTCGACGGGGGCCCTGGCCTCGAACGCCACCACGATCACACCCGCCTACGGCACCGGCGTTGCGGCCGGCCGCCTGGCGGTCCTCACGGTCACGTCCGGGTCCCCGACGGAGTCGATTCCCTCGACCCCGTCGGGCTGGACGCTGGTCGACTCGATCTCCGGTGGCGGTGGCACGTTCGGCTCGGGGACGGGGCCGCGCCGGGTCACGTGGTTTGTGCGTGTCCTTCTCGGGTCGGACGCCGCACCCACCACGGTGATCCCCACCGCCACCGGAACCTACCTCGCTGGCCGTATCCAGATCCTTCAGCGGTCGGCCGGCACCGGGTGGCGGTGGTTCGACTCCGAGGGGTCGGACACCAGCAGCGGCACCGGGTTCGCCGCGGTGTGCAACAGCGCTGTGACGTGGGCCGTCGGCGACTTCGTCGTCATGGGCTACGCCGTCCCGGTGTCGACGGCGACGTTCAGCGCGGAGGCCGTGACCGCGACGGGCGTCACGTTCGGCACGGTCACCGAGGCCTCCGACGACCAGATCACCGCGCTGGGCAACAAGGGCTCCATGGCGATCGCGACGTGCTCGGTTACTGCCGGGCCCGGCACGCAGATCCCCACCGTGGCGGCCACCCTCTCGGCGGCCGGCACGGGCGCCGCCGGCCTGGTCCGGTTCCGTGAGGCGTCGGCGGCCATCGCCATCACGCAGCAGGCCACGACGCCGCCGCGGAACGTTTGCACGGTGACGGGGATGCTGGCGGAGCAGATCAGCAGCGCTTCGATCTACGAGGTCGTCGGGTCGACACGGATCCCGGTTCGGGCGGCGACCGCGGTGGCGGTGTCCGGCGCGGACACGCTGCTGCGCGTCGACGCAGAGCAGCCGTTCGGGGTGGCCGTGACCTACCAGGCGGACCTGACGGACGCGAACGGCAACACCTGGACCGTGGCCGCAAGCCCGGTCACCTCGACGGTGTCCACCGACATCGTGTCGGATGCGATCAACGGCATTGGTGCGGCGGTCCAGCTGCAGGACTGGCCCTCGAAGGACCGCACCCGGGAGACGACGCTCTTCAACGTGGGCGGCCGGATGGTCGGCGTCTCGAAGCGCCGGTCCGGCTTCAAGTCGACGATCAGCCTGCGGACGGAGGATCTCGCTTCGGGCAACGCCCTGGAGCAGGTACTGGACGGCGCTACCGAGGGCGTCCTGCAGATCCGCTCGCAGGTCTCGAATGCCCTGACGGACTGCTACGTCCTGGTGACGGACGACTCCGAAGCCCCGCAGTGGATCAACGACTACCGGTTCTGGTCGTTCTCGGCCGTCGAGGCAGAGGGCTGGCCCCTGACCCTGGAAGCCGCCGGGTTCACCCTGGCCGACATCAACAACAACTACACGTCCCTGCAGGACATCAACAACGCCAACGCCACCCTGCTGGCCCTCGCCTTGAGAGCGTTCTGATGCTCGACATCTCCGCCACCGCGCTCAACGTCGTCACCCGATCGTTCACCATGGCGATCCGCGCAGAGTCCTGGCTCGGCGACCAGCTGCTCGCTGCGGACATCCCCGTCTCCGACGGCTCGGAGAGCAGGGACCGGTCCCTCGCGGTCCCCGAGCAGATCAGCCTGACGGTGCCGCGCCGGGACCGCGGAACCTCCTGGGACCCGACGTCTCCCGACGGGCCGCTCGCGGCCTATGGGCAGCAGCTGCGCATCGGGTACGGCGTCGACGTCGGCGGGTCCTTCGAGTACATCAACCGCGGGACCTTCCCGATCGCCTCCTCGGACACCACGGGCGACACGGTGACCGTGACGTGCGAGGGCCTGCTTTCGCTGATCGTCGAGGCCAAGTTGCCGTCGGTGTTCCAGCCGTCGGGGACGCTCATGTCCACAGTGCAGGCCTTGGTCGAACCAGCCTTGACGGTGCAGTTCGATGCGGCCCTGACCGATCGCGCTGTCCCGCTCGGCATGCAGTGGGACAACGACCGGATGAACGCCCTGCAGGAGGTCGTCGCCGCGTTCCCCGCAGCCTGCCGGGTCACCGAGAACGGGATCCTCCTGGTCGAGCCGGTCATCGACACCGGCACCCCCGTGCTGGCTCTCACCGATGGGACCGGCGGCACGGTCGTGAAGTGGCAGGGCGGCACCACCCGCGACGGGGCGTTCAACACGGTCATCGCGCAGGGGCAGGACGCCAGCAGCAATCAGCTCACCGGTGTCGCCTACGACCTGAACCAGAACTCCCCGTACTACATCGGTGGCCCGTTCAGCCCCCTGGTCGTGCCGAACTTCTACTCCTCCCCGCTGCTCACCACCGTCGCCCAGTGCACGGCAGCCGCCCAGACGCGCCTGCAGACCCTGCGGCGCACGAACTCCCGAACCCTGAAGGTCACGATGGTCCCGCACCCGGGCCTGGTCACCGGGGACTTCGTCAGCATCACCTCGGTTCCCCTTGGACTCAACGGGGTCTTGTGCTCCATCGAGACGATGGCGCTGCCCTACGGCCCGGGGGAGATGGACATGACGGTGCGGGTGCTGGCCGGTGGCTGACTGGAGAGATTTCAACGGTGGCCCGGTCGGGACGGGGTCGTTCGTGGCCATGGCCGCGGGCAGCATCTCCTCGAACGCGGTCACGGCTTTCATCAATGGCACGCAGACGACGATCCGTACCGCGGTGGGTCTGTCGGGTGTATCCGCTGGGGTGCCGCTGCTCGTGTCCCGTGTGGGCAGCAGCTACTACGCGCACGCGGTCCTGGGCGCCCCGCCGTCGGTGCCGTCGGGGTCGGCGGCCCCGCCGACCGTGAACCCCGGGACGCCGGCCCCGCCCGCGAAGCCGGTGACGACGACGGGCGCTCTGGTGTGCTCGCCGACGGCGACGTCGACGTGGCGGGATGGTTCCTGGCGCAGCGACACGCAGTCGATCAACTCGTTCGACACGTCGCAGGGCCGGTACGCGGGCTCCAGCTTCGGCGATATGACGGGGTTCGCGTTCTACGGCAGCAAACCCCACACCGTGGCTGGCGCCACGTGCACCGCGGCCTCGGTGAAGCTGTTGCGGATCACCGGCGGCGACTACGGGCTCCGCGCCTCCACGCTGCGCCTGGTCACGCAAACGTCCCGGCCAGCCGGGTTCCCCACACTGAACGAAACCATCACCGGGCCGGCCCTCGGCGTGTCCGGGCAGGTCTCGCCATCGTCGACGACTTTCACCCTGCCGACCGGCTGGGGCCAAGCCCTGATCGACGGCGGCCGAGGGGCCCTGGCCATGTCGATCAGCGGCGACAGCCCGTACATCGTCTACGCGGGCCGGGCTACATGGTCCGCCGCATGGGTCCTGACTATCTATTGGAGGCGTGGCTGATGACCCTGACGACCCCGAGGGGCATCCGGTACCCGGAGTCGACCGACCATACCCGGCTGTGGGAGCACATCCAGAACACGGCCACTGACATCGACGGCCAGCTCGGCGCGGACGTGTGCACGGCGGCTACGCGGCCGGCGTCGCCCACCACCGGGTGGCTGATCTACGAGACGGACACTCGGCTGCAGCGGATCTGGGATGGGTCGGCGTGGCAGATCGTCGGCTTGTCTGGCGCCTGGTACTCGTTCACGCCGGTCTGCTACGACGGCGACACGACGGTGGGAGCGGTGACAGCGGTCTCGGGGGCGTATACGCGCGGCCCAGGGCAGACCATCACCGCCCGCGGAGCCGCCACGTTCACCGGGGCTACGACCAGCGGCACGGGGCTGAGCCTGCCTATCCAGGCCGCCACCCGCGTGATCGGCATCGGGGTGGCTTTCGCCGTCGGCACGTCGCCCCCTGCAACACAGACCGGCGTCGCCTACATGAACGTGGACCTGGCCGGGGTGTCGCGGGTCGTTCTGACGTCGGCCACGAGCGCGTTCGTGAATGCCGCCGCCGGCAACACGATGAGGTACACGGTCACCTATGAGGCCGCGGCGGGTCTGTGATGCCGGTCTTCCAACGGCAGGACAGTACGACCCTGGAGCAGTGGGACACCGACCTGCAGCAGTACACCCTGACGGTGTCCGGCGTCATCTCGGTGCAGCGCCCTTTCACCGACGCCGAGGTCGCGGAACTGGCCGGCCGGGTGCGGGATGCTGCGCGGAACACCAACGCCGGGATCCTGCGGCAGCGCGCCCGCGCCGCCCTGGCCGCCGACCAGGCGTACCTCAACGCGGTGGCCGCAGGCACGATCACAGCCCCGCAAGTCGCCGCGCAGGTCGCGTCCCTGACCCAGCAGGTGCAGGGACTGATCCGGGGCCTGGTGGCCTCCGACCTGCTCGACAACGTAGACGGCGGACAGTAGCCGCTGCCCCGAAGGGAGCACATCATGGTCCGATCCGACGCACTGATCTGGGGAATCCTCCTCGGAGTCCTGCTTATCGCCCTGCGCGTCTACGGCGTCCTGTGACCAGCGCGCCCGCCTATGTCCCGCAGCCGGCCGACATCTTCGTCACAACGATCCATGGCCGCGTCGGCACCGGCATCGGCCTGGCGGAGCGCCTGCTGGAGCTGGTGCAGCGGTGGAAGCGCCCCACCAGCACGGTGTGGCGGCACGCCGGGGTGTTCGTCGGCGATGGCCAGGTGGTCGAGGCAGAGCCGGGCGGTGCGCGCCTGGCCCGGGTCGACGAGTACGCCACCGCCCCGCTGCTCTGGCTGCGCTGCCCGGACGAGTACCGGTCAGCCGTCACCAGTGCGGCCCTCGGCCTGCGCGGAGTGAAGTACTCCTACCTGCAGTACGTGGCCGTCACCGCGCACACCCTGCACATCCCTTTCCCGGGACTGCAGGACTACATCGCCGACGGCGGCCACCTGATGTGCTCGGCCCTGGCCGACCGGGCGGCCGAACTCGGCGGTTGGAACCTGTACTCCGACGAGCGGTGGAATGGCTTCGTGACCCCGATAGATCTTGCGGTCCTGGCCGAACAGCAGGCCCCGGCGGCAGGAGGCTGACCATGCCGTTCATCACCCGCTTCAAGAAGCTGCTTGCGTGGGAGCCGGTCCAGTGGAACATCTGCCAGCGCTGCGGTGTGCCCGTGACGGACGGCGAGATGGAGCTTCACGGGGACTGGCACCGCACTTGGGAGGATCGCGCCCCCGGTGACGCATCCGCATCCGGGCCCGTCACCGTCCTGACCGACTGACCAATCCCACCACCCCAGCCCCGCGACCACCGTGGTCCGGGGCTGCGTCATGCCCGATCCGAGGGAGACCCGATGCCCCACACCCGCATGTTCGAGCCGACTGACAGCCGGCTCGGAAGGCACGTCAACCACGACCCGCGCGCCCTGAACTACCCGGTCGGCGTGCTGCCCAAGTCCGCTATCCAGACCGTCCACTGGGCCCGCCGCGCCCCGATCCTCGACCAGGGTCAGCTCGGGAGCTGCACCGCGAACGCCGGAACGGGGTTCCTCGGCACGGACTCCGCCGCCGGGCCCGGCGCCACCTCGGTCACGATCAGCGCGGCCGGGGCCGCAGCATCGAAGAAGCTGTTCAAGGCCGGGACCTACGTCCTGGACGAGTCCTTCGCCGTCCTGCTCTACGAACTGACGACCCGCATCGACCCGTACCCCGGGCAGTACAAGCCCACCGACACCGGATCCGACGGCCCCAGCGTCGCGGCCGCGCTCAAACTCCTCGGCCTCGCCGCTGATTACTCCCACGTGTTCTCCTACGCCGCCGCGCAGGCAGGCAGCCAGCTCGGCGGGATGCTCTGGGGCACCGCGTGGCTCCAGTCGATGTTCACCCCGGACGCGAACGGCTTCCTGGTCGTAGACCCGGCGTCGGGTGTCGCGGGCGGCCACGAGCTCGTGATCAGCGGCTACAACGCGTCCACTGACGTGTGGACTGTCGACAACTCCTGGGGCACGTCCTGGGGCATCAACGGCTCCTGCTTCGTGCACGGCAAGGACATGGCGTACCTGCTGTCCCAGCAGGGCGACATCACCATCCCGAACTACGCCATCGTGCCAGCCCCGCCCGTCCCGCCGACGCCAGCGCCCGGTGCGGCCACCGCCCAACAACTCTGGGACGGTCAGAAGGCCGTGGCTGTCGGCCTGGGGGTGACGGTCTGATGGATATCCCCGCAGACAGGCATCCCGGCACCCGGCACTTCGCCCCGCTGTTCGCCTACGACCACCTGCCGCAGCACCTCCGGGAGGTGAGCAAGCCCATCCACGACGTCGCCCAGCAGATGGTCGACATGCTCCCCGACGGCCCCGAGCTGACGGCTGGCCTGCGGAAGCTCTGGGAGGCGAAGAACTCCTTCGTCGTCCACGCCGGGTTCTGCCAGAGCCAGGACACAGGAGGCTGACCATGGCCACCCGCATCTCATACCGGGGCGTGCTGCTCGACCAACCCAGCATCGACGCCCTGCTGCTCGCGGAACGGCTGCTCGGCTACCCGTTGCACATCATGCAGGGGTCCTGGTCCAACGCCGCAGCGTCCGCCGGGACGCATTCTGGCGGCGGCGCGATCGACGTCAGTATCGAGGATGACAACGGCAACCTTCTCCCCGAAGTGCAGCAGGTGGCCATTGTTCGGGCCATGCGCCAGGCCGGATGGCGGCAGTGGCGCAGGACTCCCGCAGAGGGGTTCGTCTACCACGCACACGGGATCCTCGCGGGGGATCCGCTGGTCTCCCCGTCCGCTGCGGACCAGCTGACGCAGTGGAACGCCGGTCTCAACGGCTTGGCCAATCGCGGCCCGGACAACGACCCCGTCAATGTCGCAGCCGGGAGACCGGCCGTCATCCCTCCAGGAACCCACGTGCCCAGAACCATGTATGACGCCGTGACCGTGAACAACATCCCGCCCGGGGCGACCATGGTCGCCGGGTATGTGGACGGGATCTACGCCAACATGCCCGCGATGGCCGCCCGCTTCCCGAATGCGGTCCACGTCCCGATCGCCGTGCGGGCCAGCACGAATGACGGCCTGGTCCTCGACGTGGAGCAGGGCGACGCCACCCCGGCGCAGTCGGTCGGCTGGGTGGTGATGCGGCGCGCGGCCGGGGTCGACCCGTCCGTGTACTGCAACACCTCGACCTGGCCCGCCGTCAAAGCGGCCTTCGCCACCGCCGGCGTCACCCCGCCGCATTACTGGGTCGCACAGTACGACGGCACCCCGGCCATCCCCGCCGGGGCCGTGGCCAAGCAGTACTCAGACGTAGGGCCCTACGACCTTTCCGCCGTGGCGGACGTATGGCCCGGCATCGACACAGGAGATCTGCCCATGAACGCCGCTGACGCAAAGCTGCTCGTCGACACCATGGTCGCCCGCCGAGACGAGCTGGCGCTGTCCAGCCTGTACTGGCTGCGCCGGGCCCTGGACCCGACCCTGCCGATCCCCACCGGCCCCAACCTTCCGGGCGTCGTGGGAGAGGCCGCCCTGCTGCGCGCATATCTCGTCGCAGAGAAGGCGGCGGAGAAGGCAAAGCTCCAAGGCGTGATGGACGACCTGACCGCGATCAGCGCCCTGCTCACCGGCCTGGAGTCGCCGACCGCTGCCCAGGTACAGGCGGGCATGGAAGCCGCGTTCGTCAAGCTCGGCCAGGTTCTGGCCGGCACCCCGGCCGCATAGCGGCCGAACCCAACCCGACCCGAAAGGATCACCCGTGAAGTTCTTCCGCGACCTGATCGAGCGCACTGCCGCCACCTATGTCGAAGCCCTCGCTGGCCTCCTCATGGTCTCCGGGGTGACGCACTTCTCCGACCTCAAGGCCGCCGCCGTGGCCGCCGTTCCCGCCGGCCTCGCGGTCATCAAGGGCGTCCTCGCCTCTTTCGTCGGCAACACGAACACGGCAGCCCTGCTGCCGAAGGACTCCGCACCCGTCCGACCCGTCTGACCCAGCGCGCCCCGCCTTCCCGGGCGGGGCGCGCTCGTATATCCACCGACCCCACGCGGCCGCATTTTGAGCAGATGGAAGGCCCATGGATCCGGTCACCCAGGTACTGACGCAATACGGCGCCGTCGGCCTGCTCGCCCTGGTATCCCTCGGCGTGGCCCGCTGGCTGGCCAAGAAATGGGAGACCAGCCGAGAGCAGGAGCTGCAGGTCAGGGACCGCGAGGTGGCCCGCCTGGAGAACGCACTCCAGCAGGCGACGGCGCGCGCGGACGCAGCCCAAGCCGCCCTCGGTGCCCTTAACGAAACGGTGCGCAATGTCTACCTCGATCAGATTTCCAAGTCGACGCAGGCCATCGGAGATGCCAGCCGCGCCGTGGCTGACGCCCTGGTCGCGATCCGCAGGAGTTGATGTCATGGCTGATCCCCGTCCGGGGGGCAGCGGGCCAATCGCGGAGTCGAAGCGGTTGAGGGAGCAGATGCTGGCAGCGGCAGCCAGCCTGGAACTGTTCTCCGAGCAGCTGCTCGTGCAGGTGGAACGTCTGCGCCACGAGGCCGCACCGCTGCTGACAGAGGAGCCGGAGGCCCCAGATGAGCACTGAGCACGCGGCCGTTCCCCCGGACCGCGGGAAGCCTGAGCCGAGCACCGCGGAGCTGCTCGCGGTGCTCGCGAAGGCAGCGCCGCAAATCGTCGCGGAACTCGACGCCCTGTCGGAGGAGAGCGGCAACCAGTTCGTGTCCCTCGCCACGAGGGCGGAGCGCGACGGCCGGCAGATACGACGCACGAAGCGCGTCACCTGGGGCTTGGCCGTCAGCGTCCTGCTGGACGTCGCGCTGTCCGTAGTCTCCGTGTTCCTCTACCTCCAGGTGCAGAGCAACGAGAACGCGAACGCGGCGAACCAGCGGACCACCGACGCACTGGCGCACCGTCTCGACGTGGCGCAGACAACGACGCGGCAGAAGACCCTGTGCCCGCTGTACGGGGTGCTGCTCGCGGCTAAGAACCCGAAGGCGCGCGCTGTCTTCCCGCAGGGCCCCGCCGCATATGACCACGTCTTCGCCGTCATCGAGGAGGGCTATGACGCCCTCGGGTGCGCGGCGGTCGTCGCCCCGTAGCACCGCCCCTTCGCCCCCGCTTGGCCATCCGGCCGGGCGGGGGCGATTCGTCATGCTGCGGCAGCAAGGTCAGGCCGTAAGCACCAGGCCGGCCGCAGGCTCGTCCTCGGGTTCCCGCGCCCGGTGCAGCGTGGTGACGGCAGCGTTGTACACCTCGACCGCCGCGTCGTACTCCGGCCGCAGCCCCGGCGCCGGGAGCCGACCGCCCGCGTACCCCTGCACGATCGTCCGGATCGCGGCGTTCGCGGCGTCGACGGCGCGCTGGAGGGCAGCGGCGGTCGCTGGGGATGGGGGCATGCCAACATCATCCCAGAGCGGAGGTGACAGGTCAGACCGGGCTGGTCCCAGCGGCCCGCTGGTGATGCAGCAGGAGCAGCGCGGCGACGGCGTTCGCGGATTTCACCTCGCCCTTTGCGATCAGCTCCGGCACCCGCGACAGTGGCACCCATTCACGGCGCTCGGACTCGAAGCCGTCCTCTGGCTCGCTGACATACGTCGCCCCGTCAGCCCAGTAGACATGGTGCTGGGCGTCGGTGAGGCCGTTGCTGGGCTCGACCGTGAGGAGCTCGTACAGCGGGCCCGCGCGCCACCCGGTCTCTTCCAGCAGTTCGCGGGCAGCCGCCTCAAGGATCGTCTCGCCGTCGTCGACGACGCCGGCCGGGAGTTCCCAGCCCCAGGTGTCGGTGATGAATCGGTGCCGCCACAGCAGTAGCACCTCGTCCCGGTCGTTGATGGCCGCTGTGAGTGCGACGGGGCGCAGACGCATGAGGTAGTGGTCGAGGTGGCGGCCGTCGGGCAGCTCGACGTCGGCGAGGTTGATCCGGAACCAGCGGTTCTCGTAGACGGTGTGCTCGCTGAGGTTCTTCCATACCGATGATCCCGACACGCCTGTCCCCTGATCTCGCCGCCTGGTGCTGTGGGGGCGACGCTATCGCAGGCGAGCGGGGTCAGAGCGGTACGGACAGGGATGCATCGATCTGCTCGACGGCGTCGCGGGCGGCAGCTGAGCCGTGGCCGGCGAGCTTGCCCCGGAGGGCGACGAACCGGTCGCGGAGGCGCTGGGACTCCATGCCGGCGGCCAGGTCGAGCGCGGCGAGTGCGTTCGCCGCGGCGAGGTCGGGTTCACCGCGGCCGAGGTCGACGGTCGTCAGCGTGGCCAAGCGGTGGACCTTGCCGCGGGCGTGGGCCTGGGTGGCGACGGCCTGTTCGGCGAAGGCGCGGGCGGGGTGCCAGTCCTCCAGGCTGATGAGGGCCTCGGCGAGTTGGGCCTCGACCAGGCCCGGCTGGACGTAGCCAGTCTCAGGTGGTTCCTCGCCGGGGCGGATGCGGGCAGCAGCCTGCTCGGCGCGGTCCATGGCCTTGTGCGCGGCCGGGATGTCGCCCAGGCGGGCGAAGGCTTTGGCCTGCATGGCGAGGAGGTCGGTGGCGAGCCCGGGGCTGATCTGGTCGCCTGCGGTGCGCAGCCCAGCTTCGGCGAACGCGACGGCCTGCCGGTAGTCCTTGAGGAACACGGCCTGGTTGACGAGCAAGGCGATGACGTACCCGCCGAATGCCCGGTCGCCGGAGGCTTTGGCCAGGCGCAGGGCGTGGTGGAAGTAGCGTTGCGCGAGGCCTTGGGCGTCGGAGTCGTAGGCGCAGATCCCGGCGACGGCGACGAGGCCCCCGGAGGCCCGGTAGAGGTGGCGGCCGGTGGCGTCGGTGTACGAGCCGCGCAGGAGTGGGGCGGTGTGGCCGGTGAGGAATCCGACGATGCGGGCGCGGGTGGCGACTCCTCCGGCGGAGCGGTACATCTGCTCGTAGCGGGTGCGCGCGGCCCGGAGCATCTCGACGTCGCTGCCGCCGACCTTGGGGGTGCCTGGGCGGGAGATGTCCTTGTCTTCGGGTGGGTTCTCCCACTCCCAGACGGGCATGACGGCGGCGGTGCCGACGATCGCGGGCGCGGCCTGGACGTCGGGGCGCTGTTGCTGGTCAGACCGCCACAGGGCGGTGGCGCGTTCGACGAACCCCGCGAGCTCGGCCGGGGGCGCTGCGGTGCCTGGCTTGCCCATGCCGATGTCGTCGTGCCCGAGTGGGCGTTGGAGGCGCTGGGAGAGGACATCGCAGATCAGGTCGGGGACTTGGCCGCGCGGTCGCTGGCCTTTGATCCAGCGGCCGACGGCGGTGTGGTCGTAGGCGAGGGTGCGTCCGGCGGCGCGTCCGTTGGTGTTGATGCGGGCGGCGAGTCCGGCGTGGGACATGCCTGCCTCGTCGAGGAGGGCATCGAGCAGGGTGTTCGGCTCCATGAGCTGCTGTCCCGTCAGGTGACGTTCTGTACGACGACGGTAGCGGAAGTGATTTCACACGGGGTGTGAATTGAGTACTGCACCCCGAACGGTTCACACCCTGCCGCTGGAACCCGGCAATGCCGACGCTTGACCCATCGGCAGATTTAGGGGACGACCTGTGAAAACCACAGCGCCAGAGGAAGAGCAGCGCACACCGACCCGCGCCCAGAAGGACGGGAAGGCGTGCATCGACTGCGGTGACGAGACCGGCCCATTTGCCAGCGCCGGGTATGTGTACACCCGAAACGGCGATGGCGGTCGGCTGCCGTGGGCTGTGGTGGCCTGCCCGGACCACCAGGGGGCCCGGTCGTGAGCTTGTCCGCGTCCTGGATCACCCCGCCCTCGACTGAGGAACCGAAGTCCGAGGACCGCACGCTGGCCCTGCCGGCCGGGGTGCTCTGGGATGCGGTCCGCACCCCGTCGTCGCTCGGGATGCCGGTGCTGCGTCGCCTGCTCCAGCGCCCTGCTGACTCCGCCCTGCTGGGCCCGGTGCTGCTGGACGACCGCGGCGGCTGGATGTACTGGCTGGTCTCCCCCGGGTCAAGCGACGACTACCCGCCTCAGGTGGCCCTGCGAACCGCCGGGTCGTGGATCATCGCACCGCTCCCATACCTCCACCGGGCCTACCGGGCGAGGTGGGTGTACCTGCCCAAACAGCGCATCGTGTCGCCCCCGGCGTGGCTGGCGGCCGCACTGAACAGCCAACAAGACCGAGACCGATACGGGGTAGCAGCATGAGCGACACCGAGACCGAGACCGAGAAGGCTCCCGAGGCCGAGCGCGACCACCTGATGGGCATGGCCTACGCCGGGCAGCTCAACCCCGCATTCACGCGACGCCTCGACGAGCTGAACCTGCTGCTTGACGACGCCGGCCAGCAGCGGGACGAGGCGTGAGCGGCAACCCCGCTGACGCCGCGTACCTGGCCACCTTGGTGTTCGAGGTGTCGCCGACCCAGCGCTACTGCGGCGGCCCGTGCGGCGAGCAGCGCCCGACCGCGGTGATCGGCTGTATCGACGCCAACTCCGGGGGCGGGTTCGACATCAGGTGGTGCCGGGACTGCATCGTGCGGCAGCGGGCCCGGGTTCGGGCGCTGATGGCGAGCCGGCTCGTATGACCCGTGCCGCCAGATCGCATGAGATTGGATGTCAGCAGTGCGGGTAGGCGTCCAAGCTCAGAAGGCCGAAAGGAGGGGCGTGAAGCAGCAGCGCGCACGACCTGCAGATGCGCCCCGCACTCCTGCCCGCAGGGGGCCCTCAGGGGTAGCGGTTCGGTGGCGGCTCGTCGCCCCATTCGCCACCCTCCGCGCCACCCCCGTCCGGCCACACCCAGTCGTCGGAGAAGAGCCAGGCCGCAGGCACTCTGAGGATGGCCGCGAGGTCGAGTACAGCGTCGACTGTGATGCTGCTGTGGCCGTTCTCCATGGCGCCGATGGATCGCCGGTCCAGGCCGATGGGTTCGCCGAGGCGCTGTTGCGAGAGGCCTCGCCATCGGCGGAGACTGCGAAGCCGGTCTCCGACCTGCTCGCGGCGGCGGATCGTCAACGGCCGCTCGGATCGGTAGGGCACCCCTGCAACGCTGATTGGATCAAGCTCCTGTGTCTGTACATGTAACTTCCCATTTTCGATCACCGCCATCTTGATGCCGTCTACACCGACCTGTACGGTCGTGCGCATGTTCGAATTAGGGATCTGAGCCCCCATCCGTCGGCCACGTGCCACGGTCAGAGCGCGGCCAGCCCACCCCGCAGTACCGCGACGGCATCCAGAAGATGCCCCCAATATCGTGCTCGGGACTCAGGAGAACAGACCCCCCTCCTCTGGTCCCGGGTACGGAGCGCCTCCGCCAGTACGCCGCTGGTCGGAGGCGCTTTCGCGTTCGCACACTCAAAGATCATTTGGGAGACGAACGGGAGACGATCACTCGTAGTCGTCTCGTAGACATCCCGTGGATGAGCGAGTCATAGCGTAGAGATAGCGAGAGGCCCAGCTCAGGAGAACCTTCCTGAGCTGGGCCTTTGGCGCATCGCTGCTGTTCAATCTGTGGGCGCAGACGGTTTCGAACCGCCGACATCCGCCTTGTAAGGGCGGCGCTTTTTCTCCTGTGACCTGCAACGGGAGGCTAATCGGAGATCATTTGGGAGATATTTGGGAGATCAACTTCTACTCCCAGACTCTCGACCATCCGAGCGTCCGCATCGCGCGCTCGTAGATCTCCTGCAACCCGTCCAGTCTAACGCGCCGCATCCCCGGCGTGGGGTGCTGGTACACGGCCTTGATGCCGGGCCGCTTGTGGCCGGCCTGCTCGAAGGCGAGCGCGGGCTTGACCCCGATCTCCTCCTGGTAGGTGTCGTGGGTGTGCCGCAGGTCCCGCATCGTGACACCGCGCATGATGGGCTCCCAGGCCTCGCGCGGAGCATGGCCCTTCGACACCTTCAGCGCTTCGCGCCCGTCTGCAACCGGGCGCATGACCTGGCGTCCGAAGTTCCCGCGGCGCCAGTGGCCGCCGGCGCGGGTACAGAACAGGAACTCGTGCTTGGCGTTGTCCGCGTAGGCGGCCAGCAGCTCGGCGAGGAACGGCGGCAGGTCGATGCTGCGCTTGCTCTCCGGCGTCTTGAGGGGCTCGATGCCGAGGAACAGCCCGAGCTTCTCCCCCGCCGGGCCGCGCAGCTGGTACTCGGCCACCTCCTCCAGGATGCTGAGGGTCGGGCACGTGAACTCCCCGCCGTCGTACCGCTCGGTCCGCGTCCCCAGCGAGGCCGGTCGCAGCGCCAGGCCCTCGCCCCAGCGGACGCCGGCGAACGCCGTGGTGATGATGTGCATCCCGTCGAGCGGCCCCGCGCGGCGCGCCAGCTGCAGCACCACCTCGGGCGGAGACCAGAGTTCGGTCTGGTCCTTCGCCTGGAGCACGGCCTTGATGCTGGCCGGCCGCGAACGGCGGCGGTTGGCGAGCGGGTTGACGAGCAGGCGCTTGGCGTCGACGGCACCGGTGAGGATCGTCGACATGATGCTCAGGCACTTCGTCGCCGTGGTGTCGTCACACGGCAGCGCGTTGGCCCAGTTCTCGGCGTCGAACCAGTTGATCGCCGCCAGGGGCGTGTGCTCCCAGCGCGGCAGGATGTGCGCGTCGAGCTTCTCCCAGCGAGTGCCGCGGGTGCGCCCGCGCGGCTCGCGGGAGGCCATCCACAGGCGCGTCCACTCGCCGAACTCTCCCTGTGAAAGCTTGGGGTCAATCCACCGGCCCTCGGCAATGGCCGCTTCCTGTGCGTCACCGAAAGCCTCGGCGGTCTTCTTCGTCGGGAATCCAGGCTCGCTATCCCACGATCCGTCAGGCTTTTTGTAGCGTGCACGCCATGAGACTTTGCCTTTGCTTCCCTTGGCAGTGCTGACACGCTTTTCGGCATACGCCACGATGCGTCCTCCTGACGCCTCCCGTCGGCGGGGCCTCGCCAAGCCCCGCCACGACGAGAGTTGCTACACGGCAGCCATGGCTTCCAGCTTGAGCAGCAACGACGGGCTGTCCTGCAGCTGCTGGTTCACGGCGGCGGCGTCCTTCTCGGTGAAGGTCAACCCGTCGAGCCAGACCACTGTTGGCATCCCTTGCTCCCTGTTCACGAACACATGACCGCCATGGGGGATATTCGAGACACGCACGGCATAGCTCCGCATGAAGCCCCCAACCTGGAGAAGCGACCCCCCTCTCAGGTAAGAGGAATCTCACCACACGTTTGGGTGCGCGCGAAGCAAAAGTGCACACTTTCTTCAAAAGTCAACTTACGGACTTGGCGGTTCTTCTTCGGAAAAGATCTCACGGGCCGCTCGCTGCAGCCGGGCCCACTTCCGCAGGTCGGCCAACTTCCGTTCTGGGGACACGTTTGCGGACACCCCGCGCTTGAAGATCAGCACCGCGCTCGCGTCGGGGTCGTCCGGCGCCAGGTCGATCACGTCCGTGTCAACGGTCTTGCCGCGCATGAGGGCGTCGCGCGCACGCTCCGACAGGCCTTCAGTAAGAACTGACTCCCAGTCGGGTTCGGCGGCCTCTTCGGGCGGCCGGCCCGGGGCCTCGCCGGACTGGATCGGGTCCTCGCCGTCCAGCACTCTCTGTGGCGAGTCGTCGGTCCACCCGTAGAGACGTGCGGCCGTGCGGTGCACGGGCTGCAGTCTGGCGTAGGTGGTGCTCTCGCGCTCCATCTTCTGAAGCGTCGCCCTGCTGACGCCCAGAGCAGTCCAAGCCTGCTCCTGCGTCATCCCGGCGAGGCGTCGGGCGGCCGCGAACTGGCGCGCAAGCCGAGCCCAATCTGTGTCCATGGGCTCATGATGCCTCATATCCACGCAACCACGAGGCTTGGTTCCAGCCTTTTGACCAGCGCCTGAGGCTCTCTTAAGGGGCGCTTTGGTTGCGTGAGGTGCGCCGGGCGCACGCCCACAGGGTTTTCACAGCTTTGATTCTGAGCCTGACATGGACTCGTAATGTAGGCATCGCGTAGAAATAGCGTGCCCTGAAGCTTGCATTCCGAGCCCTCTGATGGTCTGCTTCTCCTGTGACACCGAACGGCACAGCAATCCGGGAGTTCCGTCTGGCTCGTAAAATGAGCCTGCGCCGAATGTCCGAGCTCACCGGGCGCGACAGGGGTTTCCTGTCCCGCCTGGAGCGCGGACTCGACGGCAGCAGCCCAGACACGCTCCGGCGGATCGCCACCGTTCTCGACGTCCCACTGGCAGCCATCGACAGAGACAGGAGTTGACGTGACCACGAAGGTCAGCGCTACGAGCCGGCCGTCCAAGGCCCCGCGACTCGCCCCCGCCCTCACCGCAGAAGAGCGGCTCCGCGTCTACACGCCGGAGGAGGTGTCCGAAAAGCAGCTCATCCTGTGCACCCCCAGGTGGCTGCGGGACAACGCCTACAAGCGCCTCATCCCCTTCACGCAGCACCCGTCGGGCATCGGCTTCCGCCTCGAACACATCGACGCGATCAACCACAGCCGCGACCGCTGGCCCGCCGGCTTCGACCGCGCGGCCTGACCCACCGCAGAACTAAGGCCGACCCGGGGGCAACCGGACCGGCCTGACGACACCCCATCCATCCACACGAACCTGGAAGGGCCCCGATGAACAGCATTATCTCGCACATCCGCAGCTGGCGCCACGCACCGCTCGCCGCGGCCCCCGAACTCCCCGACGCCTACGAGGCGTTCGCGTGGGACCACGACCCGGACCCGCTGAACTGGCCGGCCGACGAGCGCGCCGAGTACTCCGGGTACGTCCACGCCTTCGCGTTCCTCGCCGGCGCCGCGCAGCGCAAGACGGGCGGCAGGCGATGAACCGCCCCACGGCCCGGGAACGCCGGGACATGATCGCCGCTCTCGCAGTCGCCCAGCAGATCGCTATGACGATCGACACCAAGCCGGAGCACTTCGAGGTCCACCAGAACATGGTCCGTGTCTACCTGCACCGCAACCCGTCGGCTGTCGAGGCGTTCGCTCTCCGGTTCGAGGCAACGCTCACCTGCGGACCCCACGGCGTGGGCTCGGTCATCACCAGGGCCGTCGTCGAGTTGGCCGACGTTCAGATCGAGGCCTGGTCGCTGGATGAGGCCCCGCAGGAGATCCCCGACATTGAGGTAGCCGAGTTGGTGACCTCATGACCGCCACCCTGGCCGGCGTCCGAATCGACCCGGACGGCACGCGTGCCGACATCGCCCCGCCGCGCGGCGTCGACCTCCTGCCGTGGCTCCGCGAGGAGTTGGGCGGCTGGCCGGAGTTGGCGCACTACGGCACCCGGGAGCACGCGGTCTGCGTCATCGTCCACGAGACGTCCATGGTCGACGGGCTGCCCGCGAACTGCGTGGCGACGACTCTCGTCGAAGAGCTCCGCGGCGGTCTCCTCGACTACCACCTGCACGGGACCGTCTTCCTCTTCGGCTACGAGAACCCCGGCGAGACGGCGGACCTGCGAGCCGAGACCCGCGAGCTGCTGGACACCATCGCGGCACTGCACGCCGCGGCCGGGCAGGTGGCGCCGTGAACACCGCCGCCACCACCTGGCTCCTGGTCCTGTCGGGCCTCATGGCCGCCGCCGCAATCGAGCGGTACTTCGCCGAGCGTCGCGAGTTGAAGCGCCGCCGCGCACTCACCTGCTGCGAGCACTGCACCAACACCACCAACCGCCTCCGCGCCGCCAGCATCCCCGCGCAGCGCAACCGCAATGAGGGGAACCGCTCATGACGACCCGCCCTGCCACCCTGGTCGACGCGCTGCTCCGCGAGTCGGTGGTCAGCTCAGCGTTCCGGCACCGGCTGCCGCTCAACACCAGGCACGCCGAGACCTTGGTCGCGGACCTGAGCCGCGACCTGCGGCACCACATCGGCGAACCGGTCGCTATGTACAACGGGCGGCGTGTCTTCCCCCAGAGGCTCCGGGCACTGTTCCTCGCCGGCCAGGGGTTGGAGAACCCGGAGATCGCCGAGCAGATGGGGCTCTCGCTGAACACCGTGAAGTCCCACCTGCGCGCGGTGAATGCCCAGCTCGGGGCCCGCAACCGCACCCACGCCGTTCTGATCGCTCTCCACGCGGGGCTCTTCAGCCTGGACGCCCTCGTCCAGTCGATCGATGGCCCGGGCGAGGTGGCGGCATGAAGCTCCCCTTCGTGATTGTCGGCCGGGGCTACCTGACCAGACTCGAGGACGACCTCAAGAAGACCGAGACCGCGCTGGGCGCCGAACGGATCGCGAACGTCCGCCTCGACGGCTGGAACCGGCGGCTCAACCACGAGGCCGCACCGCTGAGGCGGAAGGTCACAGAGCTCGAGCAGGTCTTGGCGAACCTCCCGTCCGAGCTCGCCCGGCCCCGGGCCAGGTTCCAGGACGTGACCGCGCAGCTCGCGGCCGCGCTCGACGAGGTCGAACGCCTTCGGCGGGCAGCGAACCCGGCCCCCGGCGTCCCGCTCGAACCTGCGGCACCCACAGCGAGCCCCGACGACACCGTGCAGATGACGAAGGTGTCGCCGCTCGGGTCCGGCTACTGGCAGACCCAGAAGCAGATGGCCGAGAAGGCCGCTGCCGTGGCCCACCGCCAGTCCGCCTGACCGCATCACCCCACAGTCGGCTGCCCGCCCGTTCCCCCCGGGCCGGGGCAGCCCGTCCGGACCGGCCGCCAGCGCCTCCCACTTCGCGGCGGCCGGCCCGGACCCCACCAGCAGACAGGAACGTCATGATCACTGCTTCCGACCTGCAGGGCGTCTCCAGCGTCGACGCCGCGCACGTCCTCTGGCACTTCGGCCACATGGCCACCGGCGGCCGCCAGCCGGGCCCGTTCACCGCCCACCTGATCCAGGCCATCTCCCGCGCCGACTTCGCCAACCGGGCGATCCTGCGGAAGGCCTACCCGAGCCTGGCCAGCGCGGTTCTGGCCGCGCAGTACAACGACGAAGGCATCTTCGAGCTCCGCGCGATCGTCGCAGGTGGCCAGTGACCACGCCCGTCATCGAGACGCCCACCGGGGTGCTGCTCGGCACGTTCAAGCCCGGCGAGCCCGGCTGGGACGCCGCCCGCGCCGGGCTGTGCATCACCGCCACCGAGATCGCCGCCGTCCTCGGCCTGTCGCCCTGGATGTCCGCCTACACCCTCTGGCACAAGAAGGCCGGGCTGCCGACCCCGCCGTTCATCCCCAACCCCTACACCGAGTGGGGCGTGCGACTGGAGCCCGTCGTGGCCCAGAAGTTCACCGAAATGCACCCGGAGTACGAGGTCGTCGAGACCGGGACCTGGCAGCACCACACCCGGCCCGCCCAGCGCGCCACCCCCGACCGGCTCTTCGCCATCGACGGCCAGATCGTCGGCGTCGCCGAGGTCAAGACCAGCCCGCAGGACGCCGACGAGTGGGGCCCGGCGGGCAGCAGCACCATCCCCATCTACTACCAGTGCCAGGCCACATGGCAGATGGACACCCTCGGCCTGCGCCAGGCGATCCTGCCCGTCCTGATCGGCGGCTGGGACTACCGCGAGTACGTCCTCGACTACGACGCCGACGACGCCGCTCTCCTCTGGTCCCGCGCCGAGGCGTTCCTGGCCACCGTCGCCCACGGCATCCGCCCGGACCCGGACGGCACGGACAGCACCTACGCCACCGCGAAGCTCCAGCACCCCGGCCGGGACGACGACACCGAGGTCGACATCGGCCCCCACCTCGCCGAGCGATACCGCGAAGCCCTCGCCAGCGCCACGGCCCTGAAGACCGAACGGAAGCGCCTCGCCGTCCAGGTGCTCGAACGAATGGGCGGCGCGAAGTACGCCACCAGCCTCGGCGAGCGCATCGCGATCCGCACCGTCGACGCCGACGGCCAGTTCCACTCCCTCATGCCCGCCACCGGAAGGAGCGCAGCCTGATGGCCCAGCGCATCACCGATGCCGTCGCGGCCCGCTCGGCCGCGCCGACCACCGCCAGCGACTTCGACAGCGGAGAGCTCGTCTTCCGCGCCGCCACCAAGGACAAGGCCAAGGTCAGGCTCGCGCTCCAGGGCGTCTCCGGCTCCGGCAAGACCTGGACCGGCCTCACCACCTCCGCCGCCCTGGCGGTCGTCGAGGAGACGCGCCTCGCGGTCATCGACACCGAGCGCGGTGCCGCCTCCAAGTACGCCGGCGTCAACGGCCTCTCCTTCGATGTCCTCCAGATGAGCCGCTACGACCCCCGCGACCTCGTCAAGGCCCTCGCCGCCGCCGCGTCAGCCGGATACGGCGTCGCCATGGTCGACTCCCTCAGCCACTTCTGGAAGGGCGCCGACGGGACGCTCGAGCAGGTCAACAAGGCCGCGAAGAACGACTTCGGCGGCAACACCTTCGGCGGGTGGATGAAGGGCACCCCGATGCAGAACGACATGGTCGACGCCCTCCTTTCCTTCCCCGGTCACCTGGTCGTCACGATGCGCTCGCACACCGAGTGGGTGCTGCAGGAGAACAGCCGCGGCAAGAAGGAGCCCGTCGCCGTCGGCACCCGCGCCGACCAGCGGCGCGGCATGGAGTACGAGTTCGACGTCGTCGGCGCGATGGACGTCGAGAACACCCTGCGGATCCTCAAGTCCCGCTGCCCGTCCCTGCACCGCCAGGTCATCGAACTTCCCGACGGAACCGTGCTCGCCAAGCAGCTGCTCGACTGGCTCAACGACGGCGCGGCCGGGGTCGACGCCACGGCGTTCATCAAGCGGGCGACGGCCGAGGGCGCGACCTACGAGGACATGCTCGCGCTGCACCGCGAGGCCGACAGTCACGGCCTGCTGGCAACGCCCATGCTCGACCCGGCCGACCGGAAGCCCACCAGCCTCGGCGAGTACGTCCGGGCCCGCGGCAGCCAGCTCAACACCGGCGGTGCCCAGTGAGTGGGCAGCAGCAGTTCTCCTTCACCATCCCGTCTGCGGTCGACGCCGCCGCCGGTGAGGCCGCGAAGTCGGACGGGATGGCCGCCGCCGACGCCAACACCCCGGCGGGTTGGGCCGCCGAGTGCGACGCCGCGATCCGCACACTGGCCGCCCGCGGCGAACCGTTCCAGGCCGCGGACCTCGTTGCGCAGGGCCTCGTCGGCGAGCCGGACCACCCGAACCGGTGGGGTGCCCGCTTCGGCGCCGCCGCCCGGGCCGGCGTCATCGAGACCGCCGGCGTCGTCCAGTCCAAGCGCGCCACCGTCCACCGCTCGCTGTGCCGCCAGTGGGTCGGCACCCAGATCACCCGGGCGGCGGCGTGATGAGCATCGACCAGGTCATCAACGCCGCACCCATCCCGCCGCTCCCCGGTCAGCTCGGGCTCGACGGCATCGTCCACACCCGGGGCCGCTGCACCTTCGGCATCCCGACCGGCCGGTGCGGGGCGACGGCGCGCTTCTACCCCGAGGGGTGGCGCTGCCCGGACCACACCCAGTACGCCCGCAACGCCAGCGCCGAGACGACCGAGTCGGAGAGCGCCTCATGACCGCCACTCTGCCCGCGATGCCGACACGGATCGCCCGACTGCCCCGCAACCAGGCCGGCTACCCGGTGCCCTGGTTCGTGGCCTGGATCGACGGCAAGCCCGACTTCCGGGTCATCGGCATCGACAAGATGCGCGACGCCCTGCAGTTCCGGCAGTGCTGGATCTGCGGCGACACCCTCGGCGCGAACGTCTCCTTCGTCATCGGCCCGATGTGTGCCGTGAACCGGGTGTCCGCCGAGCCGCCGTCGCACCACGACTGCGCCGTCTTCGCGGCCACGGCCTGCCCCTTCCTCGCCAACCCGCAGATGCGGCGCCGCGACAGCAACCTCCCCGAGGACACCGTCGACCCCGACGGCATCGCCATCAGCAGGAACCCCGGCGTCGCGCTCGTCTGGACCACCCGCACATGGTCGCTGATCCCGGCCCACCAGCTCTTCAACGTCGGCGACCCGACCCGCACCGAGTGGTACGCCCGCGGTCGGGCCGCCACCCGCGGCGAGGTACTCGAGTCCATCGCCTCCGGGCTGCCGCTCCTGGAACAGGCCGCCGAGCAGGACCACCGGCCCGCCAAGGCGCTCGCCCAACTGGCCTCCGCATGCCGGGACGCACTCCAGTACGTCCCGGCCGCCACCCCCTGACTGGCGGTGCGCCCGGGGTGACCGAAGACCCGGGTGCACCGCCCACCAACCAACACCGCACCTACCCAGCGAGA